GGCAAATTTCATTTGCTGCAAATTCAACATATAGTAATTCTGGTGTAGGTACAGGATATCCTGTAGGAAATTACCAATTAAATAGCGCATATAGACTTTGCTACTCTAAAAGCGGTGGTGCATTATACGCTAGAAATGATTATGAAATATATGCTAGAGAAGTAAGCCAAAACACAATACAATTTAAAGTAACATTTGTTGATGGTTCACCAAACGATCCTACATACGGTATTGATGAAAGCGTTTTTGGCGATTTTGAAAGTTCAATTTTACTTGCTGCCCCTACTGGTTCAGTAAATATTAATGGAACAGTATACAATACTGTTGTTTACCAAGAAGCGTTACCAGTTGGCGCAACTATTTCTCCTTTATAGTCACTATTAGCTTGACAACTCCAAAAAACTGTTATATACTAATATAATATCATTAGGAGTATTACTATGGACGAACGTCTTGAAAAAGCATTAGATTTTTCAAATTACATGATCACGCTAAACAACCAAAAAAGATTACTTCGAGAAAAATTTGAAGAAGGGTTGTTGTATTTTTATGCTGGATCTCAATTTACAATTACTAAAGAACTAATTAACTTTTGTAAAGCAATGGACGATGCAGATCAAGATAGTATAGTACTAATTGACGACCACGGTAATCCTGCATTAGTTGAAAATATCGAAGACTTTTACGGAAAAATACTTGCGCAATATTTTGAAACAGCCAACTCTTATCATGCAGGATATATTTCATTAAAGAAAAATAGAAGTGTAGAAAAGTTAGTTGAATATGAGCAAGAGTAAAGGTGTTTTTCTTTTTGCTAAAAACAATGGTCAACTAGATTATGTAAAACAGGCAGTTTTCCTAGCAAGAAGAATTAAAAAATATTTAAATGTTCCTGTTTCTCTTGCAACAGATAGTCCCGTATACTTAGAAGAAACGTATGGTACTGATGATTTTGACAAGGTTATAAAATTAGATTACACCGACGAACGTAATCTGCGTTATTTTTATGATGGCGCAATGTCAAAAAAGAAGGGCGGATTCAAAAATGCAAATCGTGCAAGTGCATATGAATTATCTCCGTATGATGAAACACTACTATTAGATACTGATTACATTATATCTAATAATTTACTAGCATCTGTGTTTGAATCTGATGCAGACTTTATGATATATAAAAAATCAAGTGATATTTCTCAAGCTAGAAATGAAGACGAATTTCAAAAAATTGACGATGTTAGTGTTGATTTTTATTGGGCAACTGTTGTGTTTTTTAAAAAAACAGAAACTAATAAAAAGTTTTTTGATTTAGTTAAGCACATCGAAGACGAGTGGCATCATTATAGAAGAACATATCAAGTTAAGTCACATCTTTTTAGAAATGACTTTGCATTTAGCATTGCTATTCATATAATGAATGGATTTCAGCCAGGCAGTTTTGCCAAAGAGTTACCCGGAACAATGTTTTATACTGCCGACTTAGATATACTTTGGCAATTAGATGATGATGAAATGATGTTTCTTGTAGGTAAGGAAAACTACTTAGGTGAATACACTACAGTAAGAACAAAAGGACTAACGGTTCATGTTATGAATAAGTTTAGTTTAACACGGATGATTGATATGGAGTTAGCAAATGAATAGAGGAATAGTTGTATTAGCTCAAAATAATGAAACAGATAATTATGTAGATCAAGCAATTTTATTAGCAATGAGTTTGTTAGTACATAATCCTGATACAAAAATTAGTTTAGTTACAAATGACAAAGTATCAAACCCAAATGTATTTGATAAAATTATTCCAATTCCTTACGGAGATCATGCTGAAGATAGTGACTGGAAAGTAGAAAACCGTTGGAAGTTGTATCATGCTAGTCCTTACGATGAAACTATCGTAATGGACACAGATATGTTAGTATTACAAAATATAGATGTATGGTGGGATTTTTTATCAAACTATGAATTATTTTTTACTAACAATGTGTTAACATACAGAGGAACTCCTGCAAATACACAATTTTATAGAAGAACATTTATTGATAGTAATCTTCCTAATTTGTTTAGCGGATTTCATTATTTCAAAAAATGTGAGTTTGCACAAGACTTTTATGCATGGTTAGAGTTAGTGGTTAACAACTGGGAAACGTTTTACGAGCAACAATTAATGCCACAGTCTAGACCACAACAAGTTAGCATAGATGTATGTGCGTCAATTGTTGCAAAAATTTTAGATTGTGAAGATGAAATTACTAATAGTATTTCAGCAATACCTACATTTGTACATATGAAAGCACATTGTCAAGACTGGAAAGAAATAGAAGCTTCGTGGCTAGATAAAGTTGGATTTTATATTTCAAAAGATTGCAATGTTAAAATAGGAAACTTTTTACAAAATGGCATATTGCACTATACAGAAAATAGTTTTTTAGAAAAGACTCCGGTAGTTGAGCGTTATAGGAGTTTAGTAAATGTCTGAATTAGCAAGTTTATTAAGAAAATTAAAAGTAGAAGCTGTTTCAAATGATGCATATATCTATTATGAGAAAGAAACTGGATCAGTTAAAAAAGTTAGTAACAGAAAATACGATTCGGACGAATACGAAGTATTAATAGTTACTCAAGATGAAGCAAAGCCGTTACTTCAAGGGGAGTTTAGGCTTGATGAGTATATTATTGCATACGATGTTTCACTTAAAGATAGAAAATTAAAACGTAAAACATATGAAGATCAAAACAAAATTGCATCAACATTATGTTACGAATTACCATTAATAAAAAACTATAACGACGGACACAGTTCACTTGAACCAGCATATGACGGTGTTGATGTTTATATATGGGCAGTTGACGGATCATATGTAAAAGATCAAATAGTTTTTTATGAAAATAACGTTTATAAACTTTTAGCAGATAACGATGAAGGTCAAATATTTGGTAACGCAGAACTTTTTGTAAAGGATGTGCTATTAACAGACATGTCAACAGTTACACACGATTTACAATTTTTAACAATGCAGCCTGAATACGAAGGCGTACATGTTGATGTTTGGTATGACGAATTATCACATACAGAAGGTCAACATGTTTGGCATCAAGGAACAGTTTACAGAATCAAAAAAGACCAAAAAGCAGAAACTAAATTTAGAAAAGCAAATTGTGAAATTATCGTAGAAGATGTTATTTTATACGCTGATGAAAACAAGTACTTAAAAGTTATTGACCCTAATGATCTAAACTCGGGTATGATTATATTAAACAATAATAAAATTTTTAGTATTAGATATGCTTCTGAAGAATTTGAAAAACAACAAGAAACTTCTTTTTGGAGAGAATCTAATAGACATTTGATTGTTTGGGATTCAAAAGAACTTTTAAAATTTGATTCATTAAATAAGAAAACTTTGTTTTACGAGACCGAACATACTGTAGTAGGTAAAGATACTTTAGAAAATGGACAATTGGTACTAGTAGGTACAAGGATTTATAATTATAAGACTAATAAGGATTATGACGTTATTATACAACAAAATTTTATTGATAAATGCTGGACAATTATACTTAATCCTTATACTAAAGCGTTTTTAAACACTAGTGGTTATTCTATTAATGACAAACTATACTTTAGTGTAACAGAAAAATATGATCCCAATATTCTTTATAGAACTTTGGAAATAAATGCAGAAGAATTGCTTTGGGCAAAGCCAAAAACTATACCTTTCATATATGACAGCGAACTAGACGGAGTTAACGTAAGTATATACACAGCAAAATATTTTGAACACTATGCACATGAGGTAGTACAATAAATGAGTAAATTTAAGCCCATTGATTATGACATAATTTATTTGTCTTATGACGAGCCAAACGCAGAAAAAAACTATGCAGATTTATGTCAAAAAGTTCCGTGGGCTAAACGTGTTCACGGAGTAGAAGGTAGTGATGCTGCACACAAGGCTTGTGCAAAATTAAGTGAAACAGAAAGATTTATTACAGTCGACGGCGACAACAGAATACGTGCAGAATTTCTAAATCAAGAAATTGATTTTACTGAACATGTTGATTTACAAAATGCTGTTATTAGTTGGTGCGGAAGAAATGAAATAAACGGATTGATGTACGGCAACGGCGGTATTAAATGCTGGCCAACTGATTATGTGTTAAATATGCGAACACATGAAAATGCTGATCCTAACAATGCACATGCACAAGTAGATTTTTGCTGGGATGCACAATATATACAAATGAATAGTGTTTATTCAGACGTATTTAATAATGAAACACCAGGACAAGCATGGAGAGCAGGTTTTAGAGAAGGTGTAAAACTTGCTACTGATCGAGGCGTAAGAATTACACCCCAAGAGTTTAAAGATAATCATTGGAGATGTTTACATTGGTTATACATTTGGACTATGGTAGGTGCAGATGTTGACAATGGCCTTTGGGCAATCTATGGCGCACGAGAAGGTCTGTATAAAACAATGTGTACAGATTGGGATTATGTACAAGTTAGAGACTTTAAATATCTAAATAGTCTTTGGGACGAAGTTGAACCAAGGGTATCAATGGAAGGATTACAAGATTCTATTGAAGATTTAGGCGATAAAATTCTAGCTAAATTAGATATACCTATTGCAGCCCAGCCATTAGATGCTAATCAAAGTAAATTTTTTAAATCAGTTTATCAAAATCCTTCAAGAACCGATAATCAAAGATTTATCGAAGAATTAAAGGACGTATAATGGGTGACGTTTTAACAGGATATAAGAGTGTAAGAGAAGAGCTCAATAACATCAGTTGTTCTATGTGCCTTGCTAAATGGAAGCAAGTTACACTTCACTTGCAAACAGGTCATACGCACAGTTGTCACCACCCGGCAACTCATAAAATACCTTTAGAGGAGATAGAAGCAGATCCTAGTGCGCTACACAATACTAGTTTTAAAAAGCAACAACGTGCTAAAATGCTTAAAGGTGAACGCCCAGAAGAATGTGACTATTGCTGGACAGCAGAAGACTCGTCAGACGGCTCTACATTTAGTGACAGAATAACTAAAAGTGCAGAAGAATGGGCTTGGCCTGAGAAAGATATTATTGCAAAGAGCTCTCCTAATGAAAATACAAATCCTAGCTACGTAGAAGTTAGTTTTTCAAATGCTTGTAACTTTGCGTGTACATACTGTTCACCTGAAATTAGTAGTACTTGGATGCAAGAAATACAAAAGCATGGCGGGTATACTGGCACTACATATAATTTTAATAATTTAGAATGGATTGCACAAAACGGTAAAACACCAATTCCGCATAAAGATCCAAACCCTTATGTTGATGCGTTTTGGAAGTGGTGGCCAAAGTTGTATCCTGATTTGCATACATTTAGAATTACTGGCGGCGAGCCATTAATGGCAAAAGATACTTTCAAAGTTTTAGATTATATTATTGAGAATCCTAATCCTAACTTAGAATTAAACATAAACAGCAATCTTTGTGTACCAGACGGTTTAGTTGACAAGATGATAGAAAAGGCTAAACGCATTCAAGGCGAAGGTCTAATCAAAGATTTTAAAATCTATACTAGTGCAGAAGCTCACGGTAAACGTGCTGAGTATATTAGACACGGTATGGATTATAACCAATGGATTGATAACTGCGATAAAGTTTTAACAGAAATACCAGATTGTAAAATTACAAATATGGCAACATACAACTCATTAAGTTTGTCTAGTTATCAAGACTTAATGAAAGACTTGTTAGACTTGCGTAAAAAACATCACACTGATCCTGCAAAAAGCCATGCAGTAAGTTTAGATGTTAGTTATTTACGTTGGCCACCTCATCAATCAATATTAATAGTACAGAATGAAAAATATTTAAAAATGCTTGAAGATCAAGTAACATGGATGTTTCAAAATAAAGAGCATAGTCATTGGCCTCCATTGTGCGGCATTGGAATGTATGATTATGAAATTAATAGATTACAAAGGATATATTGGGTAATGCAGCAGAGTCCTAAGCACATCAAAGAAAAAGATCTTATCGAAGGAAGAAAAAACTTCGTTGCATTCTTTGATGAACACGACAAGCGTAGAGGAAAGAACTTCTTAGAAGTATTTCCTGAAATGGAAGATTTTTATTGGGAGTGTAAAACATTATGAGTAAAGGACTATTTGATTGGCGTAAAAGAGTACTAGACTCAGTTAGTCCTAGCTTCTGTGCTGCTAAGTGGCTTAATGCAACTATCCATTTAGGCCATGGTATGACACATAGTTGTCATTTGCCTATTCCTCATCCTATTGACAAGGAAGAAATTAAAACTAATCCTAGTGCGTTGCATAATACAGCACACAAAAAGAAACAACGTGAGCGTATGATTAAAGGTGAACGACCACCTGAATGTGAGTACTGCTGGAAAATTGAAGATATTGGTAGAGATAATATTTCTGATAGAGTATATAAGAGTCAAATATACAAAGAAAAAGATATTATTGCAATCGCAGAAAATGATCCATATGAAGATGTTATTCCAAAAACATTAGAAATTAGTTTTGATAGAACGTGTAACTTAGCATGTAGTTATTGTAATTCAAGTTATAGCACCACATGGGCACAAGATATTAAAAAGAATGGTCCATATCAACAAATGAAATCAGATGGCGCAGGCGCCTATCATCATGACGGCGAATGGACCGAGCCTTACGGAAAGTTTAACGAAGACAATCCTTATGTAGAAGCATTTTTTAAATGGTGGCCGCAATTAAGCAGTGAACTAGAAGAACTTAGGATAACTGGCGGCGAAGCATTAGTAAGTCATCAGTTTTGGAACTTTGCAAAAGTTGTAAAACAAAATCATGCTCCTAATTTAAGAATTGCAATTAATTCAAATCTTATGGTGAAAGATGATTTAATACAAGACTTAGTTGATTTTACTAAACTTGATAATTATAAAGAGTTTGACTTGTTTACTAGTTGCGAAGCTACTGGATTGCAAGCAGATTATATAAGAGACGGACTAGAATATAATACTTGGAAAGATAACCTAGAATATGTTATTAGTAATGGACGTTTAAGATGTGCAACAATTATGATGACTATTACAAGTTTAAGTTTGTTTAGTATTACAGAATTCTTAGATGACATGGCAGAATTAAAAGCAAAATATGCACCTCATAAACCTGCTGTTGATTTAAATATTTTACGTTGGCCGAGTTTTATGAGCCCGTTAGCATTGCCCGATCATATTAAGGATCATTGCAGAGAAAAGTTAGAAGCATGGTCAGAAGAAAATAAGTTAAATCCGTTATTTAATCCAGGTGAAAGAGCACAAATACAAAGATTAATAGATTATATTGAAGTAGTAGATAAACCGCATAGACGCACAACTGAAGACAAAGATAAATTACAACACGACTTTAAAAGTTTTTATGCACAGTATGATAAGCGTAGAGGTAAGGATATAGGTGTATTTCCAAAGATACTTACTGACTGGCTAGATACTATTGATTTAGACAACACTATTCCGGTAATAGAAATGCATGAAGGGAGCATCACACACTATGACGACTGATAGAAAAAAATATTATTTTGCATGGGATAGAATGCCTTTCAATAAAAAGGGAATACGAACTCCTGATCGCAACTTAATGGATGCATGGTTTGATGGGCGTTACATCTTATGCAATCAATTCTTAAAAGAATACTGTAGGCATGTTGGCGACTATGAAGATGTATCACTACGCGATGCTAAAAAATTAAAGTTTATATATGAAATTGGTACATCAGGGCCACCGGCAAATTGGTTAGGAGGATACGACTCTCCTAGACATAACTTATTTGATTTGTTACATATACATAGGCCAATTGTAGTGCAGTCAATGCGTAAGCGTAGAGCTATTTTACATATTGACCAAGGATGGGAAGGATTTCCTTTAATAGAAAGTAAAGTATTAAAGAGCGTTGGTATTCCGAGAGATTATTATGATGTAATCTATACAAAATGTGAAGAATATAAAATTCCACCTTCACAAATTATTATTACAACATCAAACTTACTAGAAAAACAAGTACATGAACAGCACTACGGTAGTAGGAAAGAAAAAATTAATATTGTACCTTCTATTTCTTTTTGTGGTTTGTTAAAATATCAAAACGGACAAGATGCTATTTCTTTTGAAGAACAGATTGAATACAAATCAAAAGCAAAGAAAATGAAAAGTTTTAGCTGTTTGAATAGAGTTACTCGTCAGCACAGAATGACACTAGGCGTTATGCTTAATTATTACAAGTTACTAGATCCTAAAATAAGCGACTTTAGCCATTCTGCACATTTAGGAGGACATCCTAATCAATCAGCTGAATTAATAACACATAGGCACGCAATACCGCCTGACTGGGATCCGCATCCTGCATTTACTAGAGGAAATGCTAATAATTTTATTGAAAAACTACCTTGTGTGTTAGATCAAAAAGATTTTAACCAAAATCATGTTTGGACAATGTTTAAAGATACATATCTAAGAACATGGTTTAGTCTTATTTCTGAAACAGCATTTAATGAAGAACATAAAACAACATGTTTCTTATCAGAAAAAATATTTAAACCAATGCTATGTCATCAACCGTTTGTACTTGTTGGTCATCCGAACTCGCTTGCATGGCTTAAAAAATTAGGATTTAAAACTTTTGATAAATGGTGGGACGAAGCATATGACGGTATGATTAATCCTACAAATAGAATGCAAGCTATTATGGATTTAACTATACAACTAACTAATAAGTCTGATTCAGAATGGTTAGAAATGTACAAGGATATGCAAGAAGTATTAGAACATAATTACAATCATCTAGATACGATGAAATGGATAGACTATACGGACGTACTCAATGAAATACAATAGATTTTTTGCTTTTGGTTGCAGTTATACACATTATCTTTGGCCAACTTGGGCAAATATAATTGCTAGAGATACCGGCTTGCCCTTTCAAAATTGGGGGAAGTCGGGTGCAGGCAATGTATATATTCATCACAAAATGGTTGAAGCAAAAATTAAAGAAAGTATTAATGACGATGATTTAATTATAGTTAATTGGACATCTTGGCATCGAGAAGATAGAGTTAATCTAAACGGCGATTGGATGTTAGGTGGAAATATCTTTAATAATAATAGTAACTATGATAAACGCTTTATAAAAAATTACCATTCTATATATAACGATATAGTAAAAAATGCAACAGCAATTATTTCTGGAAACCATGCAATGAAAGTAGCATACCAAAGTCATATGATTGATTATGAAAATATGGTCGAATATCCGGGTTTGAATCAATTACATGCCGACGAACTTTCAGCTAGATATTCATATTTCAATGATGCTTTACCAGAGAAAAAAATATTTGATCAAAGAGATCATACATCCTTTAGTGGAGCATCTCAAGGCCTTGATCAGCATCCCGATATATTAGGACAATTAGGACATGCAAAGCAAATTTATAACGATTTAGGTTGGGAGCTAAAACAAGAAACTATAGATTATTATAACATAATGCAAGAGCGTATTGGTAAACGTATACCAAGAAAAAATTATTGGCAGGAAATTGGCGGCAGAATTGCAAAAATTTATTCGCTTGAAGATTATTAAATAAATAATAAACTACGTATATTATAGGAGTTTTAAATGAAGGTTGGTTTTATAGGCATCGGCAAACTTGGATTGCCTTGTGCAGAAGCAATTGCACAAAAAGGGCACGAAGTTGAAGGGTATGATGTTGCAAAAGTTACAAGTGATAATATTACAGTTGTTGATACAGTAAAAGATGTTGTAGCAAATAAAGAAATTGTATTTGTAGCAGTCCCTACACCTCATGACCCTGCATATGATGGCAGAGCTCCTACTGCACATCTTGATCCAAAAGATTTTTCTTACGACATTGTAAAGAAAGTTCTAACACAAGCAAATGAACATATGAACAAAGACCAGTTACTTGTACTTATTAGTACAGTGTTACCAGGCACAGTTAGGAACCAGTTAGTTGAACTTACAGACAATAGTCGTTTTATATATAATCCTTATCTTATTGCAATGGGCTCAGTGGCATGGGATATGGTAAATCCAGAAATGGTAATGATTGGTACAGAAGATGGCACTGAAACTGGAGATGCAAAACAACTTGTAGATTTTTATAAAACTATAATGGAAAACAATCCACGATATGAAATTGGTACGTGGGACGAATGTGAATGCATTAAAGTATTTTATAACACATTTATTAGTACAAAAATTGGCCTTGTTAACATGATACAAGATGTTGCACAAAAACAAGGCAATATTAATGTAGACGTTGTTACAGAAGCACTAGCACAAAGCACAAAACGCATTATGGGTCCGCAGTATATGACAGCTGGCATGGGCGATGGCGGAGGATGCCATCCAAGAGATAATATTGCTCTACGTTATATGGCAAGTGAATTAGGATTAGGATACGATATTTTTGATGCAATAATGAATGCAAGAGAAATCCAAGCAAAAAATATTGCATTAGAACTTGTAAAATATGCAGAAGAAACAAACATGCCAATCTTTATTCACGGCAAAGCATACAAGCCTGGTGTAGAATATTGCGACGGCAGCTATAGTTTACTAGTAGGACACTATGTTGAAGAACAAGGACATCGTGTTACGTATATTGATCCTCTTACAGGTGATGATGTAGAGTTAGGTATGCCCGGCATTATATTACTTGCACACAGTGCAAGTACAACTTACAAGTATATGCAAGAAGAAGGCGACAGTACTGATAAATTGTATTGTAAAATTCCATCTAATAGTATCGTAGTAGATCCGTGGAGGAACTTTAGTTCCGATACATCTAAAGTAATACACTACGGTAACACGAGACATGGATAATTATGTACGACATTGTATTCATAAGTTATCAAGAACCTAATGCAGATGAAAATTTTACTAAACTAAAGGAAAGATTTCCAATGGTAAAACGTGTGCATGGTGTAAAAGGATTACATCAAGCACATATAAACGCAGCTAAAAAATGTTTTACTAATATGTTTTGGGTTGTAGATGCTGATGCAATTATTTTAGACGATTTTAACTTTGAATATAACGTACCTAGTCATCAACTTGATCATGTACATGTTTGGAGGACTCAAAATCCAATTAACGACTTAGTTTATGGCTACGGTGGTGTAAAACTTCTTCCTAGAAAACTAACTTTATCTGTAGACATTAACAGCGCCGATATGACAACTAGCATTAGTAAAAACTTTATGGCAATGCCAGACATATCAAACATTACAGCATTTAACACAGATCCGTTTAATACATATAAGTCAGCATTTAGAGAATGTGCAAAGCTAAGTAGTAAAGTTATTAAAGGGCAACATGACGAAGAAACAGAAAAACGACTTGAAACTTGGTGTACAGTTGGCAAAACTAGACCGTATGGTTTATACGCTTTGGCCGGTGCTATTAGTGGCCGCAAGTTTGGGATGGCTTCTGGCAGCAATATTGCACTTATTAATGACTTTGACTGGCTAAAGGATCAGTTTGATGCAGCTAGTTTCTAGTATTAAGACAGTTCATGTTGAACTAACTGACAAATGCCAAGCACAATGTCCAATGTGTGCTAGAAACTATCATGGCGGAGCAACTCGTCCATTTATACGCAATGGCGACATGAGCATTGAACAATTTAAAGAATGGTTTCCTAAAGAATTTTTAGCGCAATTAGATAACTTTTATAGTTGTGGTAACTATGGCGATCCAGCATTTGCAAGTGATTGTTTAGAAATATATTCATATGTGCGTGAATGTAACCCTACTGTAAGATTAGCATTGCATACTAACGGAGGTATGCGTAATCCTACATGGTGGACAAAGTTAGCACAAGCAATAGGAACACAATCTAATAGTGAAGTAGTATTTGCAGTTGACGGCTTTAAAGGAAAGCATGAGTTATATCGCAAAAATACAAATTTTGATAAAGTAATTGCCAACATGAAAGCATTTATTAGTGCAGGAGGTAGGGCAAGAGTTGATAGTTTAGTATTTGCTCATAACGAACATGAAGTAGACGAACTTGAAGAATACATATTAGGTCTAGGAGCGCAGGCTATAAACTTTGTAAGCACTACGAGATTTTATGAAATGTCAGAATATGAAGTACACGACAATGAAGGTAATGTAGAATACACAATTAAGCCTGCAAAAACTGAACGTTTTAAAAAGACTCCAAACAAAACGCTAGTTAATTTAGTAGATAAAGAATATAGAGACAGTGTAATTTCTAATACAACAATTAATCCAAAGTGTGTAGACGAACAAGGGATATATGTAGATCCATATGGTAGTATTTTTCCGTGTTGTTGGATAGGCGGAGACTATTTAGAGCAACCTATTGAAGAAAAGTTACCAATACATTATCTTAGAAATCTAAGTGTTGAATTTTCAAAACAGATGATGGAAGATATTCGTGTTGAAAATTGCAGTACAGGAATATTAAAAGATAGAAGTACAAAATTATTTAAGAGACTAGACACATATTGGGAAGATGAAAATAAGTGCTTGACATGTGCTAGACAATGTAGTAAACTAGTATATGACTCTAATAGAAAGTATGAATTTGAATAGTTACGACAAAATACCATGGACTGATATAACCAGTTTTGGACAGCAAACGATGCTTAAGAGCCATCTTTTCACGGTCTCATGGATTTTGGCTAGATTTTGTAATTATTCATGCAGTTATTGCTGGCCATACGCTAGATCTAGTACCCCGGATCACCAAGATTTAGAAATTTACTTAAAGGCCTTAGATAGTATCAAAGCACAAGCTCGTGCAAACGGCTTTACAGACTTTCATTTTAGCTTCTCAGGAGGCGAACCTACAGCGTATAAGTACTTTGGGGAGATCATAGATCATTACTGTAGTGATACAGCACCCGATTACCAAAGTATCCACATGACGACCAATCTTAGCCCGGGAAGCAAATGGTGGAACAAATGGTTAGAAAGTACTAAGACTCTGCACCGCAGAAGTATAACAGCAAGTTACCATGCAGAATTTGCAAATGAACAGGAGTTTGGAGATAAATGTCTCCAATTAATAGACAATGAAACATTCGTTACAATTAATCAAGTTATGGTTCCAGAAATGTTTGAAGAACTTTACGAACGCTTGGAACGATTTGCCGCCCGAGGTATTAATGTTACTCTCAAACCCCAATCTGACCCAACCGCCAGTTACGTGGTACATGGATATACAGAAGACCAAATTGCAAAAATGCGACAAGGATTTCCACAAAAGTGGAACGGCGAGCAAATAGCACAAATTGCACTATATGATAGTGAAGGTACAAAATACGAGTTAGATCAAGCAGAACGCTTCAATGCATTTGGATTCAATAAGTTTCACGGATGGGAATGTAATGCAGGATACCAAGGTTGTGTTATTCGAGAGAATGAAGTTAAACGTAGCTATAGCTGTCACGATTATCCTTTAGGCACGTTAGACGGAGGATTTGAGCTGTTTAAAGCGCCACAAGAGTGTATAACCTATAGTTGTGTTAGTAGTGCAGACTCTAAAATACCAAAGAGAAAAATATGAAATTTGGAATATTAGGATACGGTTACGTAGGTAAAGCCACACACAAAGGTTTGCTCAATGATGCAAAGACTGTTGTGCATGACATTACATTTGACACTGAAAGAGAAATTTTAAAAAATGCAGATACTATCTTTGTGTGTATACCTACAGAAACACAAGCAGATATTGACACTGTTATTTCTGAAATAAAATTAATACAAGAATTTAACCCTTTAGCAACATTTGTTATCCGTAGTACATTGCCATTAGGATCTTGTGAACGCATACAACACGAAGTAGGTACTATAATTTATATACCAGAATTTTTACGTGAACGATATTGGGACACAGATTGTTTTAAGCGTCCACTAGTTGTTGGTTATGACAACGTAGATTTGCCTCAGTGGTTATTAGATGAAGAAATTAATATTTGTACTACTAAAGAAGCAGAACTAGTTAAGATGTATTCAAATAATTTTGCAGTAATAAAAATTGCATTTGCAAATGTATTTTATGATCTAGCAGAAAACGTTGGTGCTGATTATGACAAAGTTAAAGATGCATTTTTAAAAGTACAACATTCGCAAACATATTTAGATGTTCCTGGACATGACGGAACAAGGGGCTTTGGCGGCAAATGTTTGCCTAAAGATTTAGATTTCCTAATTGATACATTAGAAGATCAAGATATAAACCAAAATTGGTTTAAACATATTAGAGAGTTAAACAACGGATGGAAAGAAAAGTTCTAGTTACAGGAGCGTCTGGGCTCATTGGTAGAGAGTTGTGTAAGCAGTTGTCTAAAAATTTCCATGTGGTTGGAATTGACAATGAATTTAGATATTCATATAGACCAAATTCTCAAGAATTTGTAAAAGGAAACCTACAAAGTTTTTTAGATGCTTGCCAAGAAGAATTTGCATATATTTTTCATATGGGTGCAATTAATGGTACAAAATACTTTTATGATATTCCTAACAAATTAATTGAAAATAATATATCAGCTGACATGTCAGTTTTTAAATATGCTGAAAGAAATAAAAAGTGTAAAATAATTTATGCAAGTAGCAGTGAAGTTATTGCAGATACAAATATATTTCCTACACCAGAGATAAACAACATAGCTATACACGATATAACTAATCCGCGATGGAGTTATAGACTGTCTAAAATAGTTAGTGAAAATTATCTTACTAATAGCAGTATAAATTATATTATATTAAGATTCTTTAATATTTTTGGACCAGCATCTGCGTCAGGACATTTTATAAGAGATATTTTAGAAAAAATTGATAATGAAGATTTTACTCTTATTGCTCCAGATGAAACTCGAAGTTTTTGCAGAGTTGAAGATGCTGTTGATGCAATAGTAAATATCTTTGATAAAGTAGATAATACAACAGTTAATATTGGCAGCGACGAAGAACTCACAATTAAAGAAGCAGCAAATATTATCGCTGCTTCAAAAGGATTAACTGTAGACTGGAAAAGACTACCTCCAAATTATGGAAGTGTTAGTAGAAGATGTCCGGACATTGCTAAATTAAAAAACATTTATCCTCAATATAGTCCTAAAAAATTCAAGGATGCAATACAAGATCTATGAAAGTTGATTTAGAAGATGTATTATTTTGGATGGACGCTATACGAGACAGCGATGATCGTTATAGAACACTTGAAAGTTTTTGGAAAGGCCAAATACATAGTAAGGAATGGCTAGTTAAAGAACTTGAGCGTACTGATATTAAAGCTAACAATGCAGTTGTATACGGCGGCTGGAATGGTGTGCTTGCATCTTTACTTTTTAATAGTGAGAAACTTAATTTACAGTTTGTAACAAGCGTAGACATTGATCCTAATTGTGAAAAAACTGCAAATACTATTAATCGGCGCTATCAAATAAAAGAAAAATTTAAGGCAGTAACAGCAGACATGTGTGATTATACACAACCGTTAGATATTGCAATTAATACTAGTTGTGAACATATTACACAGCAGCAATATGACAAGTGGTTATCTAATCAGCCAAACGATGCATGGATAGTAGTACAAAGCAATAACTATTTTGAGCATCCGGAACATATTCGATGTGCAACTGATATAAACGATTTTATGAAGATGAGTAAGATAAAGCCGTTCTATCGAGGATGTCTTGAAACATCTAAATACACTAGATATATGATTATAGGAAAGAAAAAATCGACTCATTAGACAAATATACAGATGCAATAGCAAATGCAGCAGGCGTAAATACCTTTTGTGTCTTGCCTTGGATACATTTTGCTACACGACCAAATGGAGACATGCGTCTCTGTTGTTCTTCAAATGCTAGTGGTGCTGGAGAAGACCACGAAGTAGGTTTAGTTAAAATGGAACACGGCAAACCAGCTAATTTTGGCCGTGAAACTCCTATGGAAGCATGGAACAATGAGTACATGAAAAGTGTACGAACAACTATGCTACAAGGAAATATACCTGCAAGTTGCCGCAAGTGTTTTGAAGAAGAATCTCGAGGCGTTGCAAGTAAGCGTGTATGGGAATCTTATACTTGGATGGAAGATGGTGTTGATATTCCTGAGCTAATACGTCAAACACAAGAAGACGGAACTGTTCCTGAAAAGTTACAATATTTAGATTTACGTTTAGGACACACATGTAATATCAAATGTGTTATGTGTAGCCCACATGATTCGAGTAAATGGGTAGCAGATCATAAACAGCTTATTCCTGTATTACAAGATCCAGAAGTTAAAAGACAAATGCAATGGGACCGCAAAGAGTTTAATAATAAGTGGCATGAAAAGGATACGTTCTGGGAAGAAATGAACGCACAGATTCCGCATCTAAAACAAGTGTACTTTGCAGGCGGCGAACCTTTAATGATTAAAGAACATAAAATGTTTATTGAAGAAATTGTACGTCAAGGATATCAAGATAAAATACTATTACGTTATAATTCAAATGGATTATTAGTAGATGACGATTTAATTGAATTATGGTCAAAGTTTAAGAAAGTTAAATTTGCTATTAGTATGGATGCAAGCCACGAGCGTGATGAATATATACGTTATCCTACAAAGTTTGAAACTGTAGAAAAAACTTTGCATATGCTTGACAACACACCTGATAATATACAAACAAGTTTAGCAACAGCAATACAAATATTCAATGTCAAACATTTGCCAGACTTTATGAAATGGAAACTTGAAAGCGGATTTAAAAAGTTAAACAGTGGTACAGTTCCAGGCGGCGTACAAATGGGCGGCGGATTAGTTAACATGCACTTACTTTACATTCCAACATTTCTTAGTATACAAATATTACCTAAAGAAGATAAAGAAGAAGTTAAAGAACGGTTTATGGACTTTAAAGATTGGCTGTGGAATAACTATAGACAAGATGACGATTACTGGAAACATAATCCTTACGGCTGGAAACGTTGGGAAGCAGTTCTTAATCATATGAACGCACAAGACAACAGTCATTTGCTGGCAGGCTTTAAGGAATACACAAACAAACTTGATGCAATACGTGGACTTTCTGCAGCAAAAGTATTTCCGGAGTTAGCACATCTACTATGAAAAAACTAATTAAAATTATTACAACACAAGAACCGGAAATATTAGACATTCGTTTTTGGCCTACTGATATCTGCAATTTTTCATGTGCATATTGTTTTCCTGGAAGTGTAACGAATAAACTCCGTTACCCAAAAAATATTGACACAGTTGTAAATAACTTTAGAGCATTGTTCGATTTTTATATTGCTAAACATAATAAAACAAAATTTAAAATTAATATTGTAGGAGGCGGTGAACCTACATTATGGCCACACTTTGCTCAGTTTTGTAAAGACATTAAAGAAAGACACGATGTGCATATTCAATGTACAACAAATGGCAGCAGAACAGTAAGATGGTTTTCTCAAAACGCAACAGACGTAGACGAATTTGTTTTAAGTTGTCATCAAAAAGATGTTGACATAGATAACTTTATAGATGTCGGTGATTATCTATTTACTAATGGTAAAGACGTTACTGCTCTTATGTTAATGGATGCCAGTGCTTGGGAAAGGTGTTTAGATCTTATAGAGCAAATGAAACAAAGTAAACAGCCTTGGATTGTTCAAGCAAAAGAAGTTGTTGATGCTCCTGGATATGATATACTAAGTTACACCCAAGAGCAAATGGATTACTTGCAACAACCATTAAAACGTGCTCCGGATAGCGATTGGATTATTTCTAACCTGCATAGATTTAGAATACATGAAAGTATAGCAATGTATGATAATGGAGGTGCAGTACCGGCAACTCCTAACAAATATATAATGGAGCAAGCAAATTATTTTAAAGGTTGGAAATGTAATGTTGCTATTGAAAATTTAGTTATTACACACGATGGACAGGTTACCGGAAGTTGCCAAGAACAAGTTTTTAAAAATGCAAATATTAATATGTTTGCAGAAGAATTTATAGAACAGTTTAATAAAGCATCAATGGATTTAAAACCTATTATGTGTCCTCGAACTAGTTGTAGTTGTCAACCTGATACACACATATCTAAAGAACTAGTGCCAACAAGCAATATTTAAAATATCTTTATTGGCTTTTTGTGTATAATTAATCCTAATATCTTTTATATGTCTTATTAACGCTGCTTCTAAATTTTCTTGTGCAAGAAGTCTATGTTTTAAAGAATACTTAGCAGCAGTACCTTCATATGAAAATATATTTGATAAGTTAATAAACGTTCTTGCATCGGATTTTAAATGATTAATTAAATCAGTATTGTCTAATAAATTTGCTTTTACAAATTTATATTCTATTCCGTCCTTGCGAGGACATGCTGATTTCCAATAATCTAATGCACGTTGGTTATAATCGTAAAAAACGATAGTTCCGCATTTTACTAAATCTGTATACAGTAGTCCACTTGCAGGCACAACAACTTGTTCGTATTCACTGTATATTCCAGTAGCCCATTCGGTATTATCAGTATGCACAAACTCAAATTCACAATGAATTAGTTTATAATCAATATAATCCTTACATTTATAAAAGTCTTTTTCACTTTCGGGATAATAATGTTTCTTACTATTTCTTAATCTTTCATTGAACACTAACACGTCTAAGTTGTTATCAAATGCTGTGCTAATTAAATTCCAACCATGGCATCTATTGTTGTAAGTTTGTTCAGTATTACCTTTGCGGACAGTAAACGGTGTATATGTATCGTGATAATTGTCTATGCTACGTATAGGCACTGTTTGGGTGTGTTGTATGTCTTTTTCTAAAACACCGACTGTAGGGCATTGTAGAGCTTTGTAATGCGCCATATTAATCACATAGCATTGATGATGTAGTTCGTAGTAAGCATCATACTCACTTCGATCTAATACATGCCCTGCAACAAAAAAATCATGTTTTATAAGTTCGTCGAGGTGTTCAAAAAAATCTGTACCATTAATAAATTCTGTACCAGGACTCATTACAACTGCATGACTAAAGTTTTTAGATTTTTGTAATAATACTTCTTCATCTTTGTCCACAAATACGTTGTAACCTTTTGTAATCAAGTTTGAAATAGTATGATCTGCAATATTTGTAATTGTAGTTTTTATTTCATCGTTAGCATAGGTATGTATGTCGTCAATAATACAAAACGCAATCATTGTAATAATACCTTTGTTAACGGAATGTCTGCTACACATGTACACCATTTGCGTGTACAGATAACAGGAGCAACAGGAGATTCAAATGTGCCGTCGTATATGTTACCTAAACTGTCACCAACTCTACATGTAGCACGATGTACGTTACCGTCCCAGTTGATCATTAAACTTTCTAATCCTGCGTTACATGTCCAACCTTCAAATGCATTTAATTTATGTTTAATTACATCGTTTGCATGGATTAAGTCTTTATCGTTTACTACGCAATTTGCTTTTACGGTTGATTTCTTATCTAATATCCATGCTAGATCTTTTTCTTTATAACGCATGTCGTCAAAGTAATCTCGATCTTCAGCATCGGTCCAACGTATACGTCGACACACATAGGGAATGTTATGGCCTTCTAACAACTGTGCTGCTTGACGAACTTTGTCCATATGTTCATGATGGCACATTAGATTTACTTGAAATTTGGTATCTTTACTATGCATGTCTAACAACTGGCTGTAATAAACAATATTTTCAGCTGCTCTTTGACTATGTTCGTTATCAAAGTGCAAACTAAACACCCATTGGTCTACTGGTTGTTTTGCATACCATTCAGACAAGCGAAGCCCGTTTGTAGTAATACTAATCCATTGCAATCTTGCTTTTGCACATTCTATTATTTTTTCTATCTTTGGATGTACAGTAGGTTCACCGCCAGTTAAACTTAGACGTATAGGTTTGCCAATTTTTTCTAATTCGTAAATAGTATTAACCATAACGTCTAAGTCAGTATGCGGGCTAAAGTTATCGTGTATTTCTGCAGGACAGTAAGAACAATCTAAATTACAGCGTTTACCAATATTCCATTCTACATGAATACTATTTTGATGCCCCCACCGGCTTTCTACTTTATACATAAGATTCAAACTCTGGATTAGCACTTAAGAAGTTTTGATTACGAGTTTTATCTAATCTACGATTAAATTCTATACAATCTTGCCAATGTGATTCATACATACACTTTGCTTGTAAAAAGTTTATATTATCTTGTATCTGTTGTAGTGTAACTTTTTTAAGCAAGTCGTTTTGTTCTACTAACGGATAAGATAATACAGTTTCTTTCATTACTTCAAGATTATTAATAACCTGTTGTTTTAGGACAGGCGGCAATACCTGTGCAGACAATGACATAGGGTAATTTACTCTATGTGAATAAAATATAATACCCATATCATTTAAGAAGTAATCAATAACTTTGTCTATCTGCATAATATTATTTGCTTGTACAGTAAACGCACCCACTACTCTACTTACATTAGAAAAGCTCTTAAACACTTTAATGTTTTCTTCTATTTCACTAAACTTGCCGTTGCCTCTAATGTATTCGTATACATCGTGTATACCGTCTATACTTACATTTACAGCAACACTTTTAAACTTAGGCCAATAGTCGTGTATAGTACGTCCGCCTTTAATGCCTAGCGTAGTGCCGTTTGTAGCATATTTGATTTCAATATTTTTACCGTATGGTGCTAACATGTCTAGTATTTTATAATGGTATGGATCCATTAATGGCTCGCCGCCTGCAAACTCTACACGCCTAAAATATGGCAATAATTTTTCAAATGATGTCCACCAGTTATCGCTGTTATCAAACGGGCCAATATATTGTCCGGGTTTGCTTACTAGTGCATCAACTGTAGGAATAAGATAATTGTTTTCTTTTTTATAAAACTCTGTAACTTGATCCCAATCTTTCCAACTAGTTGAATCAAGTGGATTACACATACGACATTTTAAATTACATAAATTGTTTAGTTTTATCTCCATTGTAGGAAGTTCAAATGGCATTGTATAATCTTCTTCTTCTAATGCATCTAGTGCATCAGGATATAAGTTTGCTCTAGCTTCTGGTATAACTCCTGCTATATGACGCTGTCGTAAGCTCTCTACACCCTGATCTTCTAAGTCAAAACACGGCTTGCATACATCTGGTCGTTCGTTATTAAGCACTTGCTTGCGTACTTCACGCATAGCATTACCATTCCATACTTCTTCTAAACTTTCTTCTTGTATCCAGCCAATAGGTTGACTACGACAGCATACCTTAATGGCGCCGTCTTCTCGAGTAGCAAGTCCTGTAAAAGGATGCATACAAAAAGTACAACTATTTTGCTTGTTCAATAGCCCATTCTCTTTCTTTACACCAAAAACATTCTCCACAAAGTGGAACATCTTGTCCTGGTTCATACGTAGTGTAGTCTAAGCCTGCAAATTCGCCTTCGCAACTACGTGTTAAATTTAGTAAGTTTTCAATACCGTTTTCATAGTATTGTTTTATTATCCAGTCTTTTTTAGTATACACGAATGGATGACAAATGTCAACTCCATTATGCACAAAATGTGGCTGAATATGTCCATAATCTCTTTCAGCAACCTTTCCTGGAATATCTATGTCAGGATTCATGTTTACACCAGCATATAGTGCATCTAAGTTATATTGGTAAGCAACATACTCGTTGTGTGCTCTGAGTATAATTCTATTACCCGGTTTCATTTTTCCATATTCGTCTTTGATAAGATATTCAGTAGGCTCTTCTAATTCTGGGGGAATAAGATTTTGAATATGGTGTATACGATGAGGAAAATTAAATCTAAACCATCGAACAACTTGTTGAGCAACATATCCTTGCCAAGGTCTTGTCTTCCACATACGCACTTGTGTAGTAAAATAGATTTCTGCGTTTGATTGTTTTAAAATAAGATATGCAAGTAGTGCGCTATCAGCACCTCCACTAAGACTTATTCCTATTTTCTTCCAAGATTGATTTAAATATAATTCCATCTTAATATTTACCAAGAAATATGCGCTGTTAATTCAAATGCGGTAAATATGTATATGCTACAAAAAACCCCTTATAAAGTTGCACTTGATGGTATTGATGTCATTGTTGACAAGGGTAAGCATGACCTAACGTATCCAACAGGTGACTTTTTTTATGATCCTTGGGATATAAAAGAAGAATTTAAAGGAACACTTTGGGAAGAAATATGGTGCAGTCTTCCTGGAGATACTGGACAAGCACGAATCATAGTTTTAGAGTCGCCAAGTTGCTATACACAACATGCAGACATTGATGATAGATACCATTTAAATTTATTCGGTGATGAAGATTATCTTATAGACTTACAAAGTAAAGAAATGCATAAACTTGAAAAAGATGGTATTTGGTATGAAATGGATGCAGGACGTTTACACACAGCTATAAGCGTAGGTGAACATTTGCGTATGCAACTTGTAGTTAGAAAATTATTAAAGCGCAATGCTCTAAAAAATCCTACACCTGTAGGTATTGCAGCTTCTGGAGATAATCCTCGTTATCATTTTGATAATATATTAAGTCCGTGGCTAAACCGTGCGAACAAAAGAGGTATTATTAATAATTTTGTTCACAGCGGTGGCAGTGTTTACTTCGATGTAGAAAAAGAAAATGCCCCAGAACTAATACAAATTATGCCTAAGGATTTTAAATTATGGATATAGAAGATTGGAAGCCCTACTTAAAATTAGACACAGTAGGACGATCGTGCATGGCACAACAAACATATGAGCCTTTAGTAAGTCCTGATGGTAAAACATTTTGTAAAAATTACGAATTTCCGAATGAGTATCAATATAGAGATGAAAAAGATCGTCCATTGTATACTGACGAAGTATGTGATTGGTTTTTTGATAACGAAGTAAAATATCTGTTAAAGTTTGAAGACAAACCTTATGCACCTGAAATAATTGATATTGATTTTATTAATCGCCGCATATTTATAGATTGGTACAGCAAAAGTTGTAATCAAATAATGTATGCTGAAAATAAGAGTTGGCCACAAGGTGAATGGCGAGCCCAAATCAAAGAAATTATACTTGATCAATATAATGAAGGTATATATAAATTAACAATGTATCCACACTGCCACTATATTGATAGTCAAGGACAAATGCGAGCAATTGATTGGTACGGATGTGTACCAGTAGACGCTCCGTATATTGAAGAAAAATATATGCAAGGTATAATACACGATACTGCACAGTTTAGATTAGAGGAAACAGGAAAAGCAGTTGACAGTGTATTAAATTTAGAAACTATGTTCAAGCGTAGTTTAGGCACTCATGTACTTTGGGGAGATCAAAACATGAGTTATATATACAAGGAATTATTTAATGCCTAAATATTTTGGAACTACAAATAATATTATAGACTGGGATCCTATTGTAAGCGTCTGTAAAGAGTGTACAATAGGGGATGTTAATACTCCGGTTGCTGTAATTGATAGAAGTGAAGCAGAAGCCGAAGGCACATTGTTAGAAAGCTACAGAGATATTATGAACACTTGGCTTGACGCCGGTTATAAACTAGAAGAAATAAAATGGGTTGACTATTATCCTGGAGAACATTTTGATATTGAGATACAAAACAAATTTGCAGAAATAGTAGATGCACAACCTTTAAGAGTGTTTGTAAGTGACGTTGCTCCGGGAACAAATGTTCCATATCATTGGGACGTTGAAGACAAAGAAGAAGAATGGTTAGCACAAGGCGAACTAAAACGTTGGGTGTGTTTTATGGACAAACCCCGTTGGGGAAGCGTATTAATATTAGAGGACGAAGCATTTCACAATACAGCTCAAGGTGAAATATGGGAGTGGGATAATTATCGCAGTCATCACGCAGGAACAAGTATGGGAATTCATCACCAGTATTTGTTTCATTTTTTAGGAAGGCCAAACAAATGAAAAACTTAGGAGTATGCGATACTATAGATTGGGATAACGTTATTAAACAATGCGCAAGTGTTGAACCTGAGTTTGTAGGACCAAGTCACAAACGTGGAGATACTATACCTGGTTTAGATCCTATATTAGATATGTGGGAAGAAGCAGGATATAAAACTGTACACGAAGGCGGCACAGCTGGCTGGGATATGTTTATTCCTGGAAAGCAATTTGATCAAAGTATAGCAGATGCATGGAATGAATTTTATGGATTAGAATGTGATAACATTTGGATCAGTAGAGTATGGCCAGGAAGATTTGCACCTATACATTGGGATGTACACGATGACGAAGTTAATTTACCTGACTGCCCAAGATATCATTGTCATATAGGAAAACCACAGTGGGGACACATTTTTATTGCAGATGAAGAACTATTTTACAATCAGCCACAAGGTACAACTTGGGAATGGACTGATAGAAAGATATGGCATGCAGGAACAAACTGTGGAACACAACCTAAGTATATATGGAATGCGTGGTAATGGAAACAGGAATAGTACAATGGTTTAATGACGCAAAAGGTTTTGGCTTTGTAGAAACTGAAAAAGGCGATCAAATTATTTGCGAGAAATGGCATATGATTGATGAAATTAAAACATTATATCCAAGACAGAAAATACAATTTAATAGATTCCCCCACAATGGCAGAGAACATGCTGGAGAGATTACAGTATTAGAAAACAATGCAGTGCCTGAACCTATTTTAAATATGAAAGAAGGTAGGGTATTTTGCAAAGAACCTTTAATTATAGTTTTTGATAATGCTGTACCAGAAAATATATGTGACGAGATAATTGCTAAACATATTGCTGATGGCATGAATCCCGATAGTGGTAAACAAAGTAGGCAAGAAAGTTATACACAAGTAACAGAAGATGTAGAACAGCGTGGTATTAGTTTAGGGATGGACCCACACCACTACGGAATTATTACAGATGCAATTGTTAAAAATTGCGGATTTCCAAATACTTTAATTGAAGCAATTGACATATATAATTACGATGTAGGCAGATACTTAGACTTGCACCACGATTATCCTTACTTCCCAGACAAAATTAATTATTACAGTCATGGCGGAAACGACAGAGTAGGCACAGGCATACTTTATTTGAATGACGATTACGATGGCGGCACAACATACTTTCCAAAATTAGATGTTGACATAAAACCTAAAAAAGGAAGTTTGCTATATTTTAAACAATGTTATGATGAACCTACAAACTGGAGCACCATACATGAAAGTACAGTAATTACAAAAGGCAAAAAGTGGATTGCAAGTTGTTTCTTTAGTGAAACAGACCGCATAGGATATACAGATAGAGAGGATTTCATGCCAGAAGATAACCCAACATTCGACGAGCCATTTTATGTTAAAAAGTTTATGGAAATACAACGTGCTAATGTACAGTTGTATAGAAAACTAAAGCGTCTAGAAGACAGTGACGCAGCAGATATTGTAGAAAAAGAATTAGGTGAAGATTTTTTTAAAAATCTAGAAAACTTAATAAAATGACGTTTTATATAGCAGGCAGTACAAGAGGCTTAGGCAAATACTTGCGTAAGAGATTTGATTGCACTAGCATAGATAGGCCTACAGATCTTCTTACAGATATTGATGAAGTTGTAGAATTGTTTAATGAAGGCGATTGCGTAATTTTAAATGCACATGCTAATCAATTAGAATATGTAGAAAAATTAAAAGACAAATGCAGTCTTGTAATTATGGGTAGTTTAGCAGCAGTATATCCTGATCAGTTAATGCCAGATTATAGTGCAGATAAATTAGTTTTAGAAAAAACTATACAAGAATATGCAATACACAGCAAGTTTCCTATGCTTTATTTGCGACTTACTAGCAGCAGTTACCGTGATTATGTACTAATTGGTAATAGCATACAGTTTTGGTTGGACAATCAAGACGTAACTTTTATAGGATATAATATTAATGAGTGAAAACAAAATAGTAATTACAGGACATACCACAGGACTTGGTAAAGCAATTTATGATAAGTTTACAGAAGTAAGCTGTCGTAAAATTGTAGGCCTAAGTCGAAGTAACGGATATGATATTGATAAAGATTTTGATAAAGTTGTTGAAGAAGCAACAGGTGCAGAAATTTTTATTAATAATGCGTATCGTGACAAGCAACAATTAAAGTTGTTACATGCACTAAAAGATAAAGTAGATATGATGATTGTAATGGGAAGTGTTAGCCGATTCTATCCAGAAATTATTCCTACAGATTATGTAAATGACAAACAAGAATTGGCAGAAGCATGTAGAGCAGAAAGTTTAAAGCCAAATAGTATTCCCATATTACATTTAGATTTAGGATTTCTTGAAAATCCTGATAATGCAGGACTGATGAAATATATTTCTCCTACAGATTTTACTAGTGATTATAATACACCTTTAGAAGATGTTGTTGACACTATTATGTTTTGGGCACAAAAACCAAATATTAGAGAAATTGAATTTACATGGAAATTAACTGATCACGTAAGAAGTGAATTTAATCGTATAAACCCTAATGCAGATCTATCAAGAGTCGAATAAGTGCGGTTCTAAGCGGATACAAATAAAAAGCCAATCTTCGTTTGATGGGTTCCATACTGCATGTGGACTATTTGTTGCATCAAAAATATATGCATCGTATAAACCCATATCGTTAATCCTGTCGTCTACTTTTAATTTAACTTCATTATTACTTTTAATGTTTACTAGCAACGAATAATTAGGAGTTCCGTCATCGCCATCGGTGTGAGTATGTAGTACACTAGAAGGAGAGAACCAAAAGATTAATGCTTCTCTAGCAATATCGCATTTATCTAAATATAAATTTTGTTCTCTTAATAAATTACTCACATACGGATGCGCCCAATCTTTATCTGAGTAATAAGAATAAATTACTCTCCATTCAGATTCTTGTTTTAACAAGTGTTGACTTTCCTTAGGAAAATTATACATTAGTTCTTCTGTTATCTCGTCACTTTCGGTTTCACAAGACGAAGTAAGATGCGCCATATTATCTTTATATTGTAAAAAACTCCAAGATTCAAAATCATGGTAAGTTGGATTTTTTAATATGTTTTTTTTAATGTCATTAACATCTAAGTTTTCAAAGTTTGTTTTTACATATTTTACTAATTCTTTTATCTTAGATAGATTTTCACCTTCTAAAACTTTCTTTACACCAGCGTCTTGTTTTATATCCATCTTTCAAATCTTTCTAAATTTTCATAAAACTTATCGGGATGTATTTCCCACACAGTTTGATCAGTATGTCTATAATGAACATCTTTAATTTTTTCAACTATGCCTAATTTAGCAAGAGTGGGAAAATAGTAACTGTGTACTAGACGTTGACTTGCTTCTTTACTAGCATTTGATGTTGCAAACATTCTTCCACGTCCTGCAATCCATTCTATACATTGCGGCAGTAAAAATTGATCAGTTAAGTTTTGATGTTCTGCTACTAGTCGTTTGGGCGTAATCAATCCTCTACGTTCTGCTGCTTCTGCAAATGTACAAACACGAGTAAGTATACGATACCCACCTGGCATAACATCATCAAACGAATGTGCTGCTACACTGCCTATTGCTTTATCTTTATCATAAAGTATCCAAGCATTCCATTCACGTTCGTTCTTAAAACAATCAATCATTGCTTTTTGACTAGAGTTATTTACAAATCCCCTCTTAGTTGCTTCTTCGTAAAACTCTGTTAGATCTAAATTTTTATTCCATTCTACTAGTTTATACATAATCGTCTTCGTTTAATGGCTTGTGCAAATGTACGGATATTAGACTCCAGTAATCATTTGAAAAATTCCATCCTTCGTGCAGTATGGTAGCAGTGTCACAACCTATCATTTTTCCTGGCGTTGTAGAATATATTTCTTCGCCAAATTTAAGACCAACTATATTTGGATCTTTAGATGGAACATGTACTGGTATAACAATTTTATATGCATAATCGTCATCGTCAAGATGCTTAGGAATAGTTGTATGAGGTGAAATTACATGATACATAACTCTATCTATTTTCTTATTTTTAGAAAAACACTCTTGTATATCTTTAAATGTTTCTTGTACTAGTGTATTAACATTGCCTGTACTGTATATTTCTAAATTATGCCAGTCAACATTTCCAACAGGAAGTTCGTCGTCGCTACCAATTTCTTTTTCAATTAATGTGTTATCTATTAGAATATAATGGCTCTTGTTAACTTTATCATAATAGTCTTTAAAATTAAATCCTTTTTCTAATAGAGAATTTATAACAACAGGTATTGTATCTTCTTTAATTAAATTTTTACATTGTTCGTGATTAAGCATAGATTTCTTTAGCCCTTTCCATTACATCATCTCTAAAGTTAGTTTTAAAACTATCAAATGCTAAGATTTGTATATTACTATGTGCAGTAGGAGCATCAACATCAATACCATTTGCTTTCATTTTTGGAAACAAATCAGCTTGCCTATCTTCACTTATATGGCTCATTACACTACGTAGACTAATAGGGTTGTCAGTTTGATCGTAAGTAAAAAAATAATTCATACTTTTTAGTTTACCGTTTACAATAAAATAACTAGACGGATGTAAACTATATTTTGTTAATCCTAGATCTTTGTGTGCTTGTAATATTTCAAGCATTTGTTCATCCCAATTGGGTAAAACTTTACTGTAGTCTGTGCCTTGACAACCTGCAAGCTCCCACATATCAGGACCGTCAATTTCTAAATACACTTTACGATGTTTTTCATCTATGCTAAAAATAGGAACATGTTGAGGATATTCCTTTTGCATAAGTCTTAAAAATTTTATTTCACGCTCAAATTTTTCATCCATTAAACTAGGATCAACAACTTGATTATGTCCACCGTGATATTTTTCATCATTGTAGTACCATTGACAAAATACTTGTTTTTGTTTACTAATTAGACTTGTGTAAATTAAATTATTTCTACACATGCCTTTATCTGGTACATTATTGTAATAATATTCAAAATGATTGTGCATGTATATACTTACCGATAAGTACTAGTATGATAAAAGGAATTGGCGGTAAGCCCTATATAAACTTAGACCAGTACTTAGACATTGACGGATTTAAGAAATTACACCCTGCAATGTCAAAAGGAATGGCACTAGCAAGAGATTACGCAAAAGAAGGTACATGGATGGCACCTGGCTTTGATTGGAAAGACGCTAGTTATATAATGAACTGGAAACCAATCTATAAAGCATGGGAAGAATATCAAGCACTAGATGATAATGATCCTATCAAAGTACATGGTAATTCAATAATGCCTACTGACTTTGGAGATTATAAGCAGCGTAACATATTCACACGTTACTTAAAAACAACTATGGGTGCAAACGATCCATACATATATTATTTTCTTTGGGACGAAGGTGATTGGAATGAACGCAATGCAGAGCGGAACCGAACACACGAGTCACAGTACTTTCCAGAACTAGTTGAATGGGTGCAAAGTATGCAAACTGAAGGCATAATTGATCGTATAGGTAGAGTTATTTTCTTTCATTGTGATCACAATGGCCGAGCATTTGAACATAGAGATTTAGATGCAGATAACGGAGTGCATGATGACAAACAATACAGTCCACACAATAATGAATTTATACACATACGTTGGCGCACAAAGCGTGGCTTTTATATATGGGATCCTGAAAGTGAAAACAAACATTACTTAAATTGTAATGCAGCATTTTGGAATGATCAAGATTGGCATGGCGGCGAGTCTAGCACAGAAGTAGAATACGGATTGCGTATTGATTGCAAGTTTAGTAACGCATTCCGTAAGCAATTAGGTATTGATCATTTAGAAAGTTACTAAAATGATATGTATTGGAAACTGGCATCACTTTATTGCTAAAACAACAAAAACACTAAGAGATGATGTACTTAACAAAGAAGGACAAGCTAGACCAAGAGACTGGCCTCCTGCATTTGCTGTAGAAAGTGCTGAATACAAACGTGCAGAAGAAGCTGGCTATGACTTATCAGCAGTGAATTGGTGGGTGTACGAAGAAAAAGATTTAGGTAAATTAGATTTGCCTCTAAGTAATTATCATTGGTGGATTACTAAATTATATCCTGGACAGTTTATGCCTATGCATACTGATCCACATACACATGAACAATCGTGTAACCGTTATTGGATACCTCTCCAAGATTATCAACCTGGACATATTTTTATATATAAAGATAAATTTATAACAGATTACAAAGCCTACGATGTATTTGAATATGAAAATGAACAAGACATGCATGGCGCTGCTAATATAGGACATACTCCAAGGGTAGTTTTACAGGTCACTGAGTATGTCTAACACATACTGTCCAATGCCATTTATTGGTTCTAGTTTACAAAGTGACGGGCTTGTACTTCCTTGTGGACAGTACATGGATGTTGCGCCCTATAAAGGTAAATCTATTACCGAAGCACGTAAAGAGATGCAGTGTATTAGAAAAACAATGCTTGACGGTAAGCATGATAGTGGTTGTCAATGTCCTGCAGAAGAAGCTGCTGGATTGCCTAGTATGAGGCAAGATGCTTTACAAAAGTTTGGAGTACAACCGTTTGGACAACTAAAAACAGTTGAAATATTTTTTGATAATGTATGTAATTTAAAATGTAGAATGTGTTCTAGCACACATAGTCATTTATGGTACGAAGAAGAAAAAGAATTATACGGAGTAACATACAATCCTACAAAGTATACAAAAAGTAATTTATCAAAAGAAATTGATGTTAAAGAGTTACAAGAAATAAGAATCTATGGCGGTGAGCCTTTACAGTCACAAGAAGCTGAAGCATTTTTTAAAAGATTATTAGACGAAGCAATAGTTGAAAACTTAACAATTGAAATGAGTACTAATGGTACTTTAATTCCGCAACAGTATACGTTAGAAGTTTTTAAACGTTGTAAGAATTTAAGACTTAACCTTAGTATTGACGGTTACGGTAAACTTAATGAATTTATTCGTAGCGGCTGCAATTGGGATAGTATGCTTGAAGTAATGGATTGGTTTCATAGTTTTATAGATGAACGTCAGGATAATACTTTAATTCAAGTACACAGTGCATTAGGAGTATATAATGTTAATTTGATAGACGAATTACATTCGTTTATTAAACAAACTTATCCAAAATTTAGTACTACAGTACAAATGATACAATATCCTTCATTCCTTAATATTCAAAATATGCCTAACGATTATAAAATTTTAATCGAACCGTTTGTTGATGATAAAATTAAATCATATATGTACGGCAACATAGCAAACAATCAATTCAATCATTTTGCAAACTATCATAAAAAATTAAATAAAATTAGAAACGAAGAATTTAGTTGCAATAAACTTTTACAAGACTACATTGATACATATGCTAAAGAAACAGATAGCAGTGAATTTTTTATAGAACATATTAAATTTTTAACAGGTCAGTAAATATCTATAAGTTAACAGTGTCTATAGTGTCTGTATATTTTTTAAATTTAGGCATAACTTCAGCTTCAACTTTTCTAATATCTACAGGATTTTTAGGACACATACTACATTCGTCAATATGACAATATATGTTTTTCATCATGTCTGCAATATTATCAGGAGTACATGTAGTTAAGTCTAGTGCTTTATAGCCTAAATACTTTTCCCATGCAGGATCATCTAGTGCATCGTATCTTTTTAACATAGTTTCTAATGTTCCGAGCGCAGCACATTTATAAATTTTTTTATCTTTAAGCAATGCGCAGAATCCACTTGGACAACTATTCCAATATGATGATTTTGGATCGTCACTGTCAAACGGTTTTGGCTGTCCGTCAACCCATTTAGTTATACTTTTAAAGTAAGGCGATTCAATATAGTATATGCCATATCCGTCACCAATCCAGCTGCGATCGTTCTCGTCTAAACAATCATATGAAAACCCTATAGTGTCCATATGTGCTAACCATTCTTGGCCACCTGCCTCCATATCGATAACTTGTTCCCACCAGTCACCGCCAGTGGCCGGCACAGTTAAATCTAAACGTCTTGCAAGTTCTTCTGTATTTGCAAGTACTTTCTCAGAGTAACTGCTGTCTACAAATTCTGGAAAGTGATTGCACACTTGTACCATAAGATTATATTTCTTAGTCATCTCTACAACACGATCCATATTATCTTTGCGATCTAATAAAGATCCGTTAGTTGGAAAGAATACAGTAGCAGTAGGTTCTAATGTCCTAAGATATGCAATAATTTCTTCAACCTTGTCTAAGTACAACAAAGGTTCTCCGCCTAGTACGCCCCATATGTTAACATTAAAGTTTTTGTGAGCAAGGTATATACTTTCTTTAATGTTATCCATTTCAGGGTCATCTATACCTTTGCCACGTATATGGTCACTTCTTGTGTCACACTGATTACAAGCTAAGTTACACTTATTACCATAAAAGATATCTAAGATCTTAATGTCCCTTTTCATATTGTTTCCTATAACTGTTTGCTACCAAATCAATAAAGTCCATTTTTCTACCGCCAGGTATTCCGTGTGCAATTAAATGTGTTCTTGTGTGTAGACTATTATTTATAACACTGTGATAGTTGCGTATGTTAATAATAAATGCTCGCCCTGATAAAAAAGGAACAACTCCGTGACCTTCTAATGTCATTTTACACATAGGGGGATGTGTAATTGCTACGTTAATAGGAACACCAAAATCTAACATATCAATACCTTGTTCTCCGGGTAAGCGACCCGGCGCATCACTATGTGGACTTATAATTCCTTTTGATTTAAGTTCCATAAAACGTATACGTCTATAACTTTGGTAAGGGAAGTCTTCCCAAAAACTTTTAATCATAGGCGTATGTTCACTTAGGCTAGTCCATTTGTACGGCACATCTTCTTCGCTAGTCCAATCGCCATAGTTTGTCCATGCACCAGTTTTATCAACATCAATGCCATGTATACAAGCACTGTTCCAACCTGGATGATCGTTACCTCGATGATTTACATAAGTTGCCTTAGTAGCTTCAGATGCCCACTGTTTGTATGGTATGTCAACATCAAGTTGTAACCAAGCAAAATCACTACGGTTCAATAGCCAACTTGCAATATCATAGTTAGAAGTGCAGTAGCTAGGCGCTTTAGGTAGTTTTGAATCAAAGTGTTTGTTGGCGTTATAAAAATCAACAGCGTTCATAACTATATTTATGTGCGCATATTATAGATAAGTATTTATATGGTTAAAGTCTCACACCTTGAATGGCATGTAGCTCATGCTTGTAATTTTACCTGCGAACAATGTTGCCATTTTTCTAATCATGGGCACAACATTCCTGTTGAATATGATGAAATTAAACAATGGTACAATGATTGGTCGCATAGAATAGCACCAGCAACAATTGATATACTTGGCGGCGAGCCCTTACTTAACAAACGTATTTGTGATATTGTAGAGCTTACACGTAAGAAATGGGATAAACCTAGCTTAGAAAAACTTGACATAACTACCAATGGTGTGTTATTATATAAGTATCCTGATTTACCTAAAGTATTAAGAGATAACAACTGCGGGTTAAAAATATCAAAACATGGAACTAATGCAGAGTACAACGAGCTATGGAAAAGTATAGAAAGTATTGCATTAGAGTGGAAAGAACAATATGGAATAAATGTAGATTTTTGGAAATCAGATATTGTTTGGTATAAAATGTATAAAGGCTTTGGATCACACATGGAACCATACGAAGATAATGATCCTGAGGAAAGTTGGAATAACTGTATTACAGGACAAGACTGCTGGCAAATACATCAAGGCAACATATATAAATGTGCGCCATTAGCATATTTGCCTATGACAAGTAATCTTTATAATTTGTCAAACAAATGGGATCATTATTTGTCTTATAAAGCAATTACGCCTGATTGTACAGACAAAGAACTGCAAGAATTTTTTAATCGCAAAGCAGAAAGTTTTTGCGGAATGTGTCCTAAAAATCCACAACTACTGAATAGAAAAAACGATCCTAGACTATCTAGAAAGTATTACGAGCAACCAATAAAGATTATTAATGAACAAGTACAATAGAACACATATGCCATTCGGAAATGCATTTTCAGTTGCAGATGACGAAGTAATGAAACTTTATACGCAAGACGCACCTCCTGCGATTGCACTTATGGATAACGACATCCATACAAAGTTTTTAACTGAATATCGCGCATGGATAATGAAAACTAACAACAACCGAGTGACAGGATTAGACGAATACAAGTATGCTTGTTTTACAAATGGTACTACAGAAGCATTTGATAAATTTTATGCAAAACATAGTACTAGAAGATTCCGTTTTTTTAAAGGTGAATACTTATACCACAGGCTAAGTTGCAGAAACAATAAATTTGATTGGGAATATCTAGAAGATAAAAAATTAACAAAAGACGATGCTGTAATTATTAGTTTGCCGTTTTCAGACACAGGCAATAAACACACTAATATGGATTTTATATTACAAAATTGTACAGCATTAGGTATTCCTGTATTATTAGATTGTGCATATTTTGGAGTATGCAATGACTTTAATTTTGACTTAACACACCAATGTATTACTGATGTTACATTTAGTCTTTCAAAAAGTTTATATGCAGCACATCTAAGAATTGGTATGCGGTTAACAAGAGAAGACGATGATGATCCATTATTTGTAACAAATAAAATTGGATATGTTAATCGTGCATCTGCTCACATTGGTAGAAAGTTAATAAAAAGATTTAGCCCAGATTATATCTATAATAAGTACAGAGCACGACAGTTAGAAATATGTAATATTTTAAACGTTGAACCAAGTAACTGTGTGTTATTTGGCATAGGTGATAATAAGTGGAACGAATATAATAGAGATAGAGAAACAAACAGGTTGAGTTTTCACAAATATTTAAACATTAGTGATAATACTGACTTGAGGAGGATTGCAAATGAAAAAAGGTAAAATTATTAATATAGAATGGATGTGTGATTACAACTATTTTACTGATGAAGAATTCATGCCAATAAAAACAAAACTTCTAAAAGAAGAATTAACTAACACAGCAGCAGAGGGTGTTAATACTGTACTTGGAATATTATTCCTTGATGGGTTTTTACCTATTCCTGATAAACAGGCATTTATAGATCATATACAAGAGTTAGTTGATCATGCAAAAAGTGTCGGTATAGATGACTTTTATATTGTTAGTGGACACGGTGAAACGTTTGAAGGACTACCTTGCAAACATTATTTCTTTGATAATGTATTTAGAATTTGTTTAAATGCTTACAGAAATTTATATGATAGATTGCCACAACATTGGGATACTACAAAGGATAAAGCATTACTGTTAGGAGGAATGCCTGATAGGTGCAATAGAATTGGCTTATTAGCAAGATTTTATGATCACGGCATGGTACCTAGTCAAATTAATCACACTTTTTTCCCACCTTGGGCACCTAATGATCAAGAATGGTGTAAGAACTATATGCTTACAAATTTCCAACATTGGGACGAAGAAAAATATAATCAATTTCTAATTGATTGTGAAAAGCGAGTTGACGATAGATATTTGACATGCATGGATTGGTATGGAAATTATACAAGAGAAGAATTTGATAGACCTTGGTATGAAGTACGTGATACTGAATGGGTAAGAAATCCTACACTTATTGATTCCAAAGTATACGAAGATGTGCTATTTGATGTTGTAAGTGAAGGTCCTAATTACTGGGGTACTGGAAACTATGAATTTCTTACAGAAAAACTTTGGCGTTGTATTTTACATAGAAGACCTTTTATTTTAGCAGCTTGGCCCGGGCAATGGGATTACTTAGAACACTTAGGATATAAGACTTTTGCAGAATATCTTCCTATACCAGACTATGGTAAAATTGAAGATGACGAAGAGCGCATGGTTGCTGTAGTTGAAAATACAAAGTATCTTTTATCTCATAGAGAACATGATGAAGAAATAGCTAAAGATGTAGAGTTTAATTATAATTTGTTAATGCAAAAAAATGACGAACAAAAAACAATGTGGAGACATTGGCATGACGATTTAGGAGTAGATTGGTGGCAACTAGAAAAGCTAATTGTTAATCGTATTGGTTATGACGATGTTATTATGAACTTACCAGAAGAATATTTACCTGACCATCTGTATGATGACTCGGACAGGGGCACAGGTCATCGTGCTGATAATAAAGGCAATAATGAATGAAGAAGTGTGCAGCATTTTGGAAACATACTAATTTAAGAAATAGCGACAAGATATTCCCATGTTGTCGTTTTAAACAGCCTGTTGGCGTCTTTGATGGAAATGTTTCTGAAATATTACACAGCGATGTTTATAATAAACTAAGACTAACAGATGTTTCTACTCTGCCAGCTTGTGCAAAATGTATGTACGAAGAAGATAACGGCAAAAAAAGTTTACGTGAAAAATTTAATGAAACATACGACATGGAAACTATTGGCTTAGAATATTTAGAAGTAGGTTTAGACAACATATGTAATCTAACTTGTGATGGATGTTGGGCAGAGTTTAGCAGCAGTTGGAGTGAAAAACAGTTTCCTGACAAGCCAAAAAGTTTTCATATACGTTCTGGCAAAGACATTGAAGTATTGCCTGACACACTTAACAAAATATTATTTTTAGGCGGCGAGCCATTAATGACAACACGTCATTATAAAATTCTACAAAAGATAAAAACGCCTGAAAATGTAGAAGTGACGTACAATACAAACGCAACATTTATGTTGTCCGAGCAACATATAAGTTTACTAAACACATTTAAGAAAGTACATTTTATAGTTAGTATAGATGCTTACGGTGAACTAAATGACAAAGTACGCAGCGGAAGTAAATGGAGCCAGATACTTGAATTTATTGATCAAATCAAAAGCACTAAATTTAGCATGTCAATAAACAGCGTATTACATATTAATAACTGGCGCGGCTTTATAGACTTAGAAAATTTTGTCAATGAAGTTAATGTTGATTGGGAAGTTAATGTATTAACTTTTCCTAAGCATTTAGACGTAGCTAATAATAACAACAAAAAAGAAGTTTTAGATTTAATAAGAAAAACAAATATACCAAATAAAGAATATGTTATTAACCACTTATCATAATATGTTGAGCAAAGCAATAGAAGAAGCTCAGAGTATAGATTATATCAAGCCGTATCTTTTGAAGGTAACTGATGTAGACGATTCTCCTGATTTGACTGATATTCATCCTAGAGATAGAGAAGACATGGATATGAGATTTCTATCGCCTTTAATTCATAAGGATATATTTAAGTTAACTAGTAAATTAATAGAACAAGACTCTAATATTATAGATGCACTTATAATAGCATTTGCACCTCAAACACAATTATACGAACACGTAGATACAGTTGAGCTAGAACCGTATGCTAAAATAGATTGGTTAAGTGTTTATATGCCTATGTTTGTTCCTAGTATAGACTCTAGTAAAGTTGGTGTAAAAGTAGGAGACATAATTTATGATCATAAAGAAACAATTATATTTGACACGCAGATTCCTCACAGTGCTTGGAACTGGACAGACGACTGGTGGGTGTCGCTTAGACTTAGTGTAAAGAAAGAAATAATATGAAGATATCAACTAACAATCATTGGGATCCGCTAGAAGAAATAGTAGTAGGTATTGCAGATCATGCTCGTGTACCTACAGTAGATGCAAGCACAATGAACATGAGTTATACTAACTATGACATTGAAGATGTTAAGCCGTTAGAAGGCGCATACCCAAAATGGTTGATTGACGAAGCAAATGAAGATCTACAAGGTGTAGCCGACACACTTACTAGTTTAGGTGTTAAAGTACATAGACCTAAAGCACTTGACCATAGCGTAAAGTACAGCACACCAGAATGGGAAACAACAGGATGGTATACATGGTGTCCAAGAGATCTGTTACTACCGCTAAACAATTTAATGATTGAAACACCTAGTGCATGTCGTTCGCGGTTGTTTGAAACAAGAGCATACCATGACATATACTTAGAAGCAGTACGTGACGGTGTAGAATGGATTGCTGCACCAAAGCCTATACTGCCAGATGAAAGTTTTCAGTTTGAAGACATTGACGGCAAACCTAGTTTGCGTAATTTAGAACCTATTTTTGATGCACCAAATTGTGTACGTTTAGGTAAAGACATTCTATTCCAAATTAGTAATACTGGTAACCATTTAGGTATGCAGTGGTTAAAGAATACACTAGAGCCTAGAGGATATAGGATACATGCTGCTGAACACATTTATAGTTTTGCACACATGGATAGTACTATTGTTCCATTAGCACCTGGAAAAGTATTGTTAAACAGCACAAGAGTAAATCCGAATAACTGTCCTAAGGTATTTGAAAAATGGGATAAGATTTATTTTGAAGATGTAAATATTAATCCAGCAACAGATTCGGGACCAGGCAGCATTAGCCCATGTTCACCTTATATTGGTATGAATATATTAAGTGTAGATCCGACTACAGTTATTGTAGGTGATGATCAAACTAATTTAATACGTGTATTAGAACAGCAAGGGTTTACTGTAGCACCTGTAAAAATGCGTCATGCACAAACACTTAGTGGCGGACTGCATTGTACTACATTAGATTTACGCAGACGAGGCGGCTTAGAAGATTATACTTGAAGAACTTTAATTTTTTTAGTGACTGACTTATGAGGAAGTTTTATTTTCTCGGCCCAAGGACAAAACGCACATTGTGATTGTGGTTCCAATCTAGTTTTACTCCATTCGGGTAATTCTTCAGCAGTACATCCTAGGTCTTGCTCTGCTAGTTTTTTATACTTTCCGTCAATTTGGAAATGTTTTGATAGTTGGGGGAGCATTGCTTGTCTTGCGCATCTATAAAATCTACCTTCTAAAAAATACATACAATGACGTGCAATACAGTTTTTATGTGCAGTTTCTACATCATATAATTTATCCCAAGTAAGTTTTTGTCCTGGCTTTGCAATTAAACTTTCTTTAAAAAAGAACCACGATTCACTTATTTTAGCAATTTGAACCTCGCCTAACCAAACTTGGTAATGCGTATAAGCATCTTCGTCATCTGAATAGTATTTTTTCATTACTGCATGTGGACATTCGTCTTGAAACCATTGAAATATTGCAGCTAAATCAACAGGAGAATGTGCAGAAATTTCTAATTGCCAATCTCTAGTTATCCAATTATCAGGTAGGCTATTTAGATTACGTCCATTTGTTACAACCCATTTGTCTCGATGGTGTTCCCAAACATCATCAACTAAATCCATCCATTCATGTAAATACGGATTAGTTGTAGGCTCTCCTCCTAGTATTGCAATAAAGTCAACCCAAACGTTCTTTTTAAGTTTTCCTAATTCATTCCAATCAGGTTTAAAGTGTCCACCCCAATTTAAATTGTTATATGTAAAACAACTAGGACATGCGATATCACATGTATGGCTAATATATAGACTTAGTTCTGGCAAAGTTAGCATACAGTATTTATGGTGTTATCAGAAGTCTTTGTTTAAGATAGAATCATAGATAAGTATACTATATGACATGAAGAAAGGAAATAGATGAAAATTTCTGAAATACCCGGATTAGGATCTTTTGGACATTATATCGATGATGTTGACTTTTCACACCTGTCAAAAGAAGAATGGTTTGAAATAGGAAGAATACACCTAAACGGTCTTGTAACAATACTTAGGAACGTCAACATAACAAGAGATCAGTATGTTGCACGTATAAGAGAATGGGGACCAAATAAAGGAACCCGTAATTCACGAGCACACTTTAAAATTAAATATGGAGAAAACTTTGATCCTAAAAACGAAGGAGCGTTTGACCAGTTTAATGTTAGCGAAGAAGATCGTAATTATTTAAAATTTAAACGTCACTTTGTTGAACAAACAGAAGGCGGCAATTATCTTACACGTATTAGTGGAGAAAGAGATGCTGAAGGTAATTCTCTAGGAGCATTTTCGGATGGCGAACTATATTGGCACAGTAATGAATCTAGCGAATTAACTTTTGCACCAGAAGTAGCACTATTAGGCTATCAAAATATGACTGGCAGTAGTACTGGATTTGTACAAACTGCGGATCTTTATCAATCTTTTAGTGACAGTTTCCGTAGTGAACTTGATGAAATGGTTGTAATTCATGAATATATTCCAGGCGGCATTAATGACAGAGAAATTACAGATCCTAATTTAGGTAACGTACTAAGGATGGAATTTTGTCAGTTTGACGGATCAGAAGTTCCTATGGTGTTAACAAGTCCGGGCGGACACAAAGGACTACACTATACAACTAATACTGCAACTGGTATTAAAGGCATGACCAAAGAAGAGTCTAGTAAAATATTTAAAATAATTGACGAGAAATTGTTTACAGACAAATATGTTTACGATCATAAATATGTAACAGATAATGAGCTGTTATTGTTTGATAACTCTATTACAATGCATAGAAGAAAAGACCCAGGACATCCTAATAGACTGGCATACAGAATACAGTATGATCCGTCTAATGTTTTAGATAGTCCTTGGTATCCGTACAATCATTTACCTAAATATGCAGAAAAATATAAAAAGCAAACACACGAGCTTATTAATCTTTTACAATTAACGGATTTTAAATTACCATAATGAAAAATGTTTATCTCTTTCAAGTGAACTATCAAATGGGTCACGGACAATATACTAGTCTTTGGCTACCCTATAGCATTGCTTCGGTTTGGACCTATGTAAATCAATTTGAAGAAGTTAGTAGTAATTTTAAAATAAAAGAGTGTATATTTAAACGTGAAGAATTTGAAGATGTTCTTGCAAGATTAGATAATCCTGATGTTTGCTTGTTTAGTCATTACCTTTGGAATGATAGTTATAACCTACAACTAGCAAAATTAATTAAACAAAGATTTCCTAATACTATTATAATATTCGGCGGACCACAAGTTGATGAAATAGGATTTAATTTTACTCTTGCTAATCCATTTGTTGATGCTATTGTAGTAAATGAAGGAGAAGTATCGTTACATCATCTGCTAAAGGATTACTTAAACAACGAACTAAAGCCAATTTATCAAATACAAAAGAGAGTAGATCCTGCAGGATTGCCAAGTCCATTTGTAGATGGCGATATTTTACAGACAGTAGTAGATGATAATCCAGGTATTAAATGGGCTACGTGTTTAGAAACAAACAGAGGATGTCCGTTTAGTTGTACATTCTGTGATTGGGGTAGTTTAACGCAAGCAAAAATTAAAAAGTTTGATCTTGGCAAAGTCTTTAGTGAATGGGATTGGATTGTAAATAACGGTATTGAGTACGTACATATAGCAGATGCTAACTTTGGTGTGTTTTATGATCGTGATAAAGAAATTGTTGATTACATTGTTAAAAAGAAAAAAGAAACAGACTATCCACACAATGTAAGTGCTACGTGGTATAAAAATAGTGCTGAAAAAATGATTGGACTAGCAAAGATACTTGAAGATGTAAATCTTAACAAAGGATTTACGTTAAGTGTACAAAGTATGAATGAAGAAACATTAGATAGCATTGAACGTAAGAATATGGAAATGTCAAAGTTAGCTGATATGTATGCAGAGTGTGACAAACAAGATGTTGCATACTACACTGAGTTTATATTAGGATTGCCTTTTGAAACAAAACAAACGTGGCGAGAAGGATTGTGTGCAGCAGTAGAAGCAGGTTGTCATTTCTTTATTGATATACATCCGTTAGAAGTATTAAAAAACAGTCAATTTGCAAAACAAGTAAAAGAATTTAATTACGAAGTATTTAATTTTTCTGTTACTATGCCTAATCAAATATCACGTATACCAGAAAACCATAACTATGTAATTGCTAGTGAGTTTATGTCACGTCAAGACTATATTGATTCTTGGATGTGGGGCTGGGTAATGTTACACTTTCATCATTATGCGTGGACACAAGGACTTGCTAAATTTGCACGTCAACATATGGATATTTCATATTTAGATTTCTATGAAGACTTACTTGAAAATTGTATTAGAAAAGATAAACTTCTAAATACGTTGTATGAACAACAAGAACAGCAATTAAAAGACTTCTTTTGGAATACCGAAAGTGGTGTAGTGTTTGATAACGATAATGTCATTGTTGTATTAAATCAAATTGAATGGCATAAAAATAGAGAACAAGTTCTTAATAGCATTGAAAAATGGGCTGTAAACTTTTTCAAAGATCTAGACAACGACTTAGTCAGTGAAGTTATACGTTTTTCAGAAACATATCTTGTTAACAAAGACAATAGCTTTGATTACACTAAAAACTTTGAATATAATATAAATGAAGTATGTAATGAAAATGCTAAATTAACTAAAGAAAAATATACATATAATTTTAAACATAAGTTTAAATGGACAGATGATAAAGACTTTAAAGATAAACTATTCTATAAAAACAGAAACGGGTTTAGTATTAAGAAAGTAGAAAGGATTAGCAATGCCTAAGTTTGTAACTAATGTAGAACCATTTTGGCAACAAGAATTAAAGGATCATACATACGCTAGGACAGTAGACTGGAGTGCAAAAAACTTTGATCATCTGAATAAAGAAGATTATAATACTGGACATTTATTGCAAAGTTTTAACGAAGAGTTACCGTTGTGTGCAGACGCTTTTAAAGACGTCTTAGACGCTCATACAGCGTCTGTAAGCTGGACTTGTATAAAGCCCAATGTAATACTTCCAACACATAAAGACACCTTTTATACGCTTAGACAGGAGCATAATGTAGAGCTAGATGATTGTTATAGATATTTAATTTTTTTAGAAGATTGGATATTTGGACAATATGTAGGCTTTGAGCATTGTAGTATTACTAAATGGAAAGCTGGAGATGTATGGTGTTTTACAGGACACGAATTGCACTATGCAGTAAATGCTAGTGCATTGAATTTTCATTCATGTCAGGTAAGTACGTTTAGTTAGTGTAAGTCAGTCCAAGCACTGCCATTGTACACTTGTGCTTTGTTTGTAGCAGTTAGATAAATCATCATTCCTGCTTCTGGAGAAGCAATTGCAGCATCACGTGCAGTTGTATCAGCATAACTCATTAATTTAGCAGGACCAAAGAAAGATGTTTTTTGCATATGGTCAACGCTTAGTGCCGCAACAATTCCACTTACTGGATTTGCTGTAGCAATAAGGAAGTCACCTGGAACAATACCTGCTGATGGAGCAGCACCTACGCTAGTCTGTAATACAACAGAAGCTTGTGCATTATTATTTGAGTCGTAACCAAAATAGTTAATACCCATAAGTTCGTCATCAGCTTGGTTGCCTACTGGTGCTGCTAGTGTTCCTCTTGATCTAATATAATTAATTGCTGAGCCTACATCGCTGTTTGATGCACTGTAAATTGTAAATAGATCGTATTCGTCATCGGCGTTTTGTTCAGTCCTTATTGACAGCCCGCCTGTAGCACCTTGTGTTTGAGATGATTCAATTTTCAAAGTGCCTGTTACAACACTATTGGTTGATTTACTTGATAAGTTATCTACAGGACCTGTAATAACACTGTTTACACCGTCTACTAGTAATGAACTATCATCGCCATGTACACTACCTTTTACATCGCCTTGTACGTCACCAAATAGTAAACCTCTAAAAGAGTTTGTATCTGTGTCAACTAGTAGTGTAGAATCATCTCCGTAAATATTAATTCTGTAGTTCATCTGCTCTTGGAAGATAGATGTTATAGGTGTTGTAATAAAGTTAAAACCGTCAAAGATTAAAATATCTAATGCATTAACATTGGTATAATCTACGTCAGTAAGATCGTTCATTCCAATTGGACTAGCACCAGGAATTGGAATTGGCTCCCACTTATTTGATGCTCCAACAAATGTTAGTACATCACCATCTGTGTAACCTGCTAAGTCGGTATCAGTTAAGCCGTTCAGTGTGCTAGAACCGCCACCACCTCCGCCACCAGAACCAACAACTTCAATACCACCTGTTGCGCTGCCATCACCGATGAATAGCTTACCAGTATCGGTTACATATATAAGTTCACCTTCTGCTAAAGGTGTTACTAGATTTTGACGTTCGCTTTCAGTTCCGCGTCTTAAACGTAGTGCCATTTGTTATACTCCTGGAATAATCTTCTTGCTAGTAGTATTTATGCAATTTGTCAAATAACTCATTGACGCTTTTTCATAAATGTTTTGGTACGTTCTTTAACATCATTTACTACTTTAGAAGTATTAAGCCTAAAATCAACGTGTGATATAGATTCATCGTATTCTGTGAAAAAAGCATCTAAACTATTCTCAATTTCATCAATATTTACCTGCTCTTTATCGTCAATTGGATCAACGTTGATTTCCCATACTTTACCGTCTAAAAAATGTACATGCACACTGTGAATGTATTGTATAGGAACGGCTTTAATTTCAACATCACCGAACACTTCTGGCCAATGTTTAATAACTTCTGGTGGCAATTTTCCTCTTTGTTTAGGCACTTTGAGTTGACTTCGCTTTAGACTTCTTCTTTGTCGGTACTAATTCTTCAGCCATTTCTCTAAGTTGTTTTGCTTCTTTATACAAACGATCAGCGTCTGATCTATACTTAGCCGCTAAGGCAGCATCATCTAATACGTCAGACGAGCTAGTATCGCTAGTTGGTACGTCACTCACTGATGCTAATGTTTCTGGACCTTTCATTGCTAAGTCTGCTACGCTAACACCTTTTTGTTGTGCAATTACTTCATTCAAATCAGACAACAAAATAGCTGAATTTGAATTAGGAACCATTTCAACATCAGATGTTTTAACTTTAACCATTTTACCTGTTTTATGGAATCTAGCTAACATAGTGCTACCGTCTGATAATTTAGTTCTAGCCATTACTGTAGCAAGATCTTCAGCTTCTTGACCTGCTGGAGATTCTACTAACTTAATTAGCGAGTCGTGATCGGCTGCTTCTAAATTTTCTGTAGTTACGACTACACAATGATCAGCATCATTAGGTAGAGTTTTATATGCAACTACGATTCTTCTTTTATTTTGGACCATTCGTCCTACATGCTTTAACATATTATGCTCCTTGTGGGGGTTGCTGGTTTGCTGTTACAGCACCCAAAAATGCATCTAATTTGTTGTAAGTTTGACCAACTGTCATCATTTCATTTGGCTTAAATGCTCCACGCTGACTTGCAACATCAATGATGCTTTTTAATGCTTGTAAATCAGTAACAGTTAAATCAGGTGCCTGTGCCGCTTCAGCAGTTGCTTGATCTGGTGCTTCTGTTACTTCAGCGGTAGTTTGTTCATCGCTCATAATAATCTCCTTGTATAGTATATATGCGCATATTATTTATTTGTACTTCAAATGTGGACACGCTAACATGAAATAACTCATGTCTTTTCCGTCCTCAAAACCTATTGTAAGTACTTGGGTAAGTTTATTATCATCATTAAGAATAATGTTTTTACCTACAAAGAATCTATTTTTTAAATGACCTTTAATCCATTTGCAAATAGAATCTTCTAAGTTATAAGATAGTGAAACGTCAATATATTCAAAGCACGTAGGAGGATGTTTTAACCTACGTACATTAAAAACTTCTAACGGATTTACTTTCTTTTCTTTTATCATTTTATGCCGATAAATCGTAGTGTGCAGTTTGACCAAATGGCGCTTGAATATTTTTGTCGTGGTTACTGTGAACTACAAAAATTGTATCACAGTAGTCTGGATCGCCCCAGCTATCCCAAGCATAACCATCAGTAAACATGATAAACTTTTTAGGCTCAATACCGTGTTCTTTCATATAAGACCAATTAGCCATAAAGTCAGTGCCGCCACCGCCTTTTACTTCATAGTCTTCGATATTTTCACCATTGTCTGACGTAAAGTCAGCTTCGTTGTATACTTCAGTATCAAAGCACCATACTTTAATTTGGTAGTCTTGAAACTCTTCCATAATGCCGTTAACTTCACTTAAAAAGTCTTTAGCTTGTTTGTCTCCAATTGAGCCGCTCATATCAATACTAACACAAATATCAATAGTATCTTGAAAGCTCATGCCAGGTAGTATTGCACCACTCATTTGTCCTTTACGTGACGGACGAGTAAATGTAAAGTCGCTTTTAATAGTTGATTGTATTTGCTGACGAAGCAGTTGACGCCAGTTCATTTTTGGCTCTGTTAGCTCTTTAATAATACGTTGTACACCTGCAGGAGTATTACCAGCACCAGCACTCTGTGCGGCATTAATCATACTCTCTTTTATCTCGTCACGTATCTTTTTAAGTTCGTCTTTGGAGTATGAAGGACGCTTGTTTTCACCCTTGCCACCTTTTTGACCAGGCTTGCCGTCATCACTGTCACCTTCGTCACCATCACCTTCCCAGTCAATATGCTCATCAAGTAATTCGCCTAATTGCTCAAGCTGTTCTTGATCGTACTTTTCAAAAATATCATCGTATACTTCTTCAGATGACCAGCCTTCGTATTTAAAGTCTTGGAAGCAGTCAACTAGTTTTGGTATTTCACCAATACGATCTCTAACTAGTAAGTTATTAACAATGTAGTCAGCGGCAATATTAAATATCATTGCGTCACGATCTTCACGTCTTAGAAGGTGATCAAAGACACAGTGTAGTATTTCATGTGCAATAACAAACTCAATTTCTTTGTTTGACATTGCGTTAAAAAATTGTGTATTAAAATAAAGGTTGCGTCCGTCTACTGCGGCTGTTCCTAACCATTCATCAGCTTCTACAATACGCAAACGTGTAGCCATATTACCAAAGAATGGATGACGCAATAGCAAGCCAATTCTAGCAACAATAATACGATCAAGTACTTCGACACGCATCTCTTCGAGTGCTTCGGGTGTAATATCTGGGTCGGGTTGCCAGCGTTTTTTGCCTTCTACGCTATATAGTACGTCTTGATTAAACATTGTGCTATGTCCTTTATTTCAGTTTATATGTATATTATACACGTATTTACAGAACTTGTCAACCAAAAAAAAGGAGAACGAGCTCAAAGAACCCGTCCTCCTAGCCATTAATGGACTGTTTGAGCAGCCTTAATGTACTTTCCAAAACGTTCGTGGAACTCGTCAAAACAAGCCACTTCGTCTGGATCAATGGGTAACTGATACTGTGTTAGAGCGAGCTTAATGCCCATAACTACTAGCTCAGTTTCAAAGTTATCCATTGCAAATTGCAGGAAGTTATTGACTTTGTCATCAAACTTTTTATCACCTTTGTCTGATGCTTCTTTCAATTCATAGCAAAGAGATACAGTTAAGGAATACATAGCACTGATTTCTTTCTGATGCATCTCCTTTACTTTACCTGCAAGTATGTCAGTAGGGTTAGGCATGCTCGACGCTACCTTGCGGTGAGCCATAAATTTGACAGCCAAACCTTCGCCTACTGCACCAGCTACAAGATCTGTAGTGGTATTCTCGTCAACACCGTCATCTAACAATTCGGACACAAATGCCCAGCTACGCGGAGTAGCAAAAGAACGACTAGATGATCTAGGATCAAAATCATAAAGATCCTTTTTGCTGAATGTTATGTAACCTAATACGTCTTGGTGTATCTTGTTATCAGCGGCCCACTGGAACCAATCGTCAAAAGATACAGCAAGTTCTAAGTGGATAAATCGGTTAGCTAACGGAGCAGGCATACGGTATGTAACACCTTTGTCAGCTTCACGGTTACCTGCCGCAACAATAAGAACATTGTCAGGTAAACGATATTTACCTACTTTACGGTTAAGAATTAACTGGTATGCTGCCGCTTGAACACTAGGCGCTGCCGAGTTCATTTCATCTAAGAACAATACGACATAGTCGAACTGTGATGCAAATTCTTCTGTAGGAAGTTCTTCTGGTGCTCCCCAAACCATTTTATTAATATTACTATCGAAGTACGGAATGCCTTTAATATCTGTAGGCTCCCATAATGATAAGCGAATATCAATTAAGTGTGAGTTACCTAATCCGTCAGTAATTTGACGAACAATGTCAGACTTACCAATGCCTGGAGGTCCCCACAAAAAGATTGGACGTTGCTTTTTAAGCGCATGTCTAATTGCGCCTTTTGCGCCATTTGGTGTAACTGTACGAGTTGCTGTTGCTTCCATGATGTATTCCTCTTTAAGTTGTCAGTGCTAATTTCTAACTATGTATATAGTATAGCAAAGGATTACTATAAAGTCAACCGTTTTCTAAAAAAAGATATCGTTAATAATCAATGACTTAGGAATTTTCTTTGTTTTTCTTTTGACGAGACATTGCTTTTTGTAAGCCATATTTGCGTAAATCACCGGAAAATAACGATAATTCAACAGCTTTCTTTTGGTCTGTTACAGCAATACTTCTATTTGTGAGATAGTATGGACAATCGATAAATTGATCTAAAAAGATAGCAACTTGCGGAGTCATTGGCATTTCTTTAGGGTATGGTATATCATATGTTTCTAAATCAATTTCAGATAATACATCAAACCCTGCTTCAGTAAGACGCAGTCCACCTGCATCTTTTGTTCGTGTATTTTGCCACCATAACGGCAAATATTCTTTTACATTGATGTCGTTTGAACTCTTACCAAGCTCTCTTAGAAAGACTTTGGTATACGTTTCTTTCCAGTTCATTCGGATACTTCTTCACCTGCAGTGAGTTTAACAACAGCAAATTCGTCACTTTTAAACATTTCATTTAATTTTTTTGCTAGATTGTGAGCATGTCCAGGATTAGAAAAACTTACTTTCTTATATTTTGGACCCGGGTAGTTAGTAATAGCATTTGCACTTTTTAAATTAAAAGGCTTGTCTTTATAAAATACTGCCCAAATAGCTTCGGCTTCTAATACTTGTTCACTTTTATAAGTTTTGTTGTTGATATGTTCTAAAAGAACATTTGGCTTGGGGCGACTCATATGCGTATCCTTATTATTAACTACGCATATATTTATCTCTTTTGTAGGTTAACTACGTATTTTATTATCTTACAAATTTAGCAAACGATGTAGTAATATATTTGGTATCGTTTGTAGCAGGCATGCCTCTGTGCCTATGCGTCCAATGTGCAGGAAAGAGTATTGTTAAACCTTTTTCAGAAGGAGTAGTTATATCTTGGTTATAAAAATAGGTTCCACCTTCGTCTTTGATATCGCAAAAGTAAGTCATTAAACTAAGATGCCGAGGCTCAACTTCGGGATCAGTTGATCCATCATTTTCACAATGTGGTCTTGAAAACGACTGCCCTGGCAAATACTTGTGAAACATAGGTGGAGTCATATGCCACGGTACAAGATCTTCATAACTAAACTTATACTTTTCTTTGTACAGCTCAATTACTGTAAACATTTGTTTAGAATAAGCCTCTACTAAATTTTGAGGTAATGCATGTATTGGTGTTACACCACAGAATACATACTCGTCATGTATAAAAAGATCAGGGTTTTTTTCAAAATAATCTACAATTTCATTACATAGATCATTATCTATATACCATCCTGCTATAAAATTATTAAGTTCATTACCTCGCCATGGTACTAACATTTATTTCCAATCACTTCCGCCGTTTAGTTCTACTGAAATTACTTCTTCGTTATTAACTTTAGATTCAGCAACAAGTTTTTCTAAATCACCTTGCAGTCTAGACATAACTATGCCTAATGTAAATGCAAGATTTTTTGCTTGCTCTATATTTATCTTGATTTCTCTTGCCTTGCTTGCATCAGCGTTCTTAACCTGTGTAAGAAATTGCTGTATTGGCAAAGTATTAATTGGCTGCACGGCTTAACTCCTGACGCATTTCAATTTCTGTTTTAAACGGACCTTTTGTTTCATAACGTTCAACAGTAATTAGTTTAGGGCAAAAGCTCTTTACCCAACCTTTGTCAAAGTGTATAATATAGTATCCTGCACAGTATAAACTTTTTGATTTTGCACTCTTAGTAAAAAGTGGTAATTTACGTTGTACATCATACATTTCATTGTAAGGCTTTACACTTGTAGGATAATTGTGTATTTTATATTCAGCCTTTGTTTCAACAGGTTCTGCGTCATCTTTATCACTAAAGATAAACTCCATACCAAACTTTTGTTTCATTTGACGTTTATTATCAAAGAAGCAAGTTTCTATATTACTTGAAAACAAATAGCGATCATCGTTCCAACTAAGTGTTCCGACTTTCTCGCCATCACTTTCAACAATCCAAAATTTGTCCTTTAATACAGGTTTTGCTTTTAATGTCATTTAGGGTATCTCGCTTGTAATGGTGTTGCATACTGTGCCGCTTGATCTGCAATACGTTGCATATCCCACTTAGCACAAAACTTCATAAGACGCATGCCTACTTGTGATATTTCTTTAGGTGTTGCATTCTCGGCAATTGTATTATTAATTATCTCTCTAATGTCTGTAGGTTGTGCAGTTAAATCACATAATACTACATTACGATTGTAATCATCAAGTACACGATGCTCGTCACCGTTATGATCTGTCCAACGTTGTAGCATCATATTATTCCAGTTATAGCCTTTAGTGCCTTTGTCTTCAAATGCTTCAATAAGACCTACTTTGTTCTTAGTGCCTTTCTTACGCACACCTGGATATGCACTAAACACGTTGTCGCTAGTGTCGCCACGCATACACTTCTCAAACAACATAAATGCAGGATCGGGCGCAGGCTTAGCCTCTTTAGTTTTCTTATCTATAACAGGCTTGCCTTTGTCATCAAAGTAACCTTCGTGCGTAATAGTAACATTCTGTATACCATTGTACTGTTTACAGTTAGGAGCAATAAGTTGTGCAAAGTCACCGTCAGTACTAATAATAACATGATTGTCATTAGGGTGTGCTTGCACCCAACCTGCAATAAGATCATCTGCTTCTAATTGCGGATGACGCATAACAGTACAATTAGTCTTGTTAGTAACAAAGTCTTTAAACTCGTCAAAGATTTCCCAAAACAATGTATCTTCTTCTGCTTGTGCAGGAGTTAGTGCATCACGTGCCTCTTGTCTATTGCGCTTGTAAGGTTCGTAATAATCCTTGCGCCAGCTACGACCTTCTAAACAAAACACAACATGATCTGCATTAAAGTCAGTCCATGCTTTCTTAACACCGTTAAGAGTAATGTGTAGAGCCATACCTAGTTTAGTATCTAGGTCTCCACGTACAACATGTCGGGCACGGAAGAATGTGTTAGCTGTGTCTACTAGAATGTAAGTTGCCATTAGTTTGCCTTTGTGTAATTTATAGTACTATTATAGCACCAGATCTGGCTTGTGTCAAGCATTATGATACTTCGCTACGTCCTTTTTCAATAGGCGTTACATTAATATAACCAGCACCTCTATCAGTGTCTAGTCCTTGTTCTTCTAACATACCGTGTACAATATCTCTAAACCATCTGTCAACAATTTCTTCATCAGGATCATTATCTACACCATAACCTGCTTGAATTAATTCTTGAATAAAATATTTGTTCCAATCAAGTTCAAAGAATCCGTTTCGGATATTATCTTTGTTTACTTTCATGTCAAGTACATTTACCCAAGGTTCTTTGCGCCTTGTGTGATATGCTTTAGGGTCACTCTTTTTAAGAACTTTCAATTCTTTTTCTTCTAGTTCTTTTTCTTTCTTTGTAATACCTGTTATATCTTTTAAAAACTTTTTCATATTAATCCTTTCCTCCTCATTTCTTCTGGGCTCATAGGTTGTTTAATTGGAGCTTTCATTGCTTTATCAAGTCTTTCTTGTTGCACTTGATCAAGTGCCCCACGCATTTCCGAATAAGGATATGTGGAGTCTGGGTGTGAATCGCCACCCTTTTTCCATACACGCTTCCGCCACGTCCTTAACGTTGAGGGCGTATTCTTCACTGCGTCCGCCCAACGGCATAAGGTATACCGGACATTGTACTCCGGCACTCTGATACTCATTAACAGCTTTTTCAACTTCTGCAAAGTCATCTTGAGTAGCGACAACAAACTTGAGATACATGTCACTACCGTTAACACTGTTATACTGACTAGCAACAACAGGGAGTATAGCAGTATCCCAAGGTTCTCCGCTAACGCTAAGTTTTGGGGAACAACTCCAAGTAACTTCAAATCTGTCTTGAGATGTGAGATAATCGTAGAAATCGCTGTGTAAAGGTTGCGTAGTGTTTGTTTCAAATGTAACATTTTTTAAATCCTGCATACGTGGGTGTTCAAATAGCTCAATGTAAAGCCGTTGCCACGCTAACAACGGTTCACCGCCAGTCATGATTAAATGGACATCCTGTCCATTATCCTGCACCCACTTACCGTTAGGAGTGAGTGAAAGCAAATGTTCAACTACTTCGTCTACAGTTGCTTGTCTATTAAAGTGTTTAAACTCGGGATAGATACTTGCATATGTATCACATCCTGTGTGTATAATAGGTAAGTCTTCAAACTTTTCAGTTGTTTCATGTACCTTTGCATCAATCAAATCTTTTACTTCTTGATTGTATCGTTGTCCTTCTGCATGTAACTCTGTGCGATTCTTTTTAGTATCTACACCAAAGTTCATACAACGGAAGTTGCAACCAAAAGTGCGTAGGAATACACTGGGTACTCCTACAAACTTGCCTTCGCCTTGTACACTATAAAATGCTTCTGAATATCTTAGTTTCATAGCTGGCTTTCTGTTAACTGCTTCATAAGAAGGATAACCTTTTTCAAATACTGGCGCTTCCATTAGCAGCTAAACTCCTGTTGTAGTTTAATGTTGTCAAAGAACTCTTTCTTTGTGCCTGCATCATCTTTAAACGCACCACGTAGCACTGTAGTTTGTGTTAAACTACTGTGTGCCATAATGCCACGGTTCTCACAACAGCCGTGTGTTGCTTGAATATACACACCTAAGTGTTCTGCACCTGTTGCACTTGCAATCTCACGTGCAATATCATTTGCAAGTTCTTCTTGTAGTGTTCCGCGCCTAGCACACCACTGTGCAATACGTGTGTATTTGCTAAGTCCAATCAGTTTGTCTGCGGCAATAATACCAATGTATGCAATACCAGCTACTGGCTGATGGTGATGTGAACACATGCTTTTTAGTTCACTACGTACTACTAGCATACCTTCATAACGATCATCCGAATCATTAGGAAATGCTGTTGCACTAGGCATAGGATCATAACGACCTGCCATAATCTCATTAAAGTACATTTTTGCAAGACGTTTTGCTGTACCTTTAGAGTTAGGATCTGTATGTCGATCAATTAATAGTGCATCAAGCACACCTTCAAATGCTGTAGTTGCATCTTCAATAAGTTCTTCCTTATCGCCGTTCTGCAATACTTGTGAAATATTGTCGCCGGCCCAATGACGAATGCCTAGATCTTCTAGACGGGCTTTTAATTGTTCTGCTTTGCTCATTTTATTCTCCGATGTTTAGGCAGTGGATTGCCGATATAATGTATAACATAATCTTATTATACATGTTATTTAGGTTTTTGTCAAGTATAAAAAATATTTTAACCTGCTGATTTAACTGCAAGATTGTCCCAGTCAATATCATTAGATTTGTAATTACCTTTTTCAGGTATAACATTTCTAACTCCTCCTGTAGGATTTTCTGTGTCTTTATCACGCCTAAATATTAAATGTACATGTGGATACATGCACGTTTGACCTGCACTTGTTCCTACGTTCATTCCTACGTTAAAACCAGTGATGTTAGTCTTTTGAGAAACTACGTTTGCTTCGCCTGTTGCAATTGCAAATTGGAAACACTTTAACATAGATTCTAAATTATTTTCTTTTGGTACAACTAACAAATGTCCTTCTGTAACAGGATATTTGTCTTTGAATACAGTATATTCACGAGTATTAAGTTCAACATCTTGCCAAGGTGCTCTACCGTCTTTTTGCGCTTCGGCTAGTGTATCCATTATTCAACTCCTATGTCACGTTTAATTTTAGCAATTAATCGCTGTTGTCTATAAATGCTGTCTTTAGTGCCCTGCATATGTTGATATTTAATTTTTGCTGCTTGCATTTCTTTTAGTTCTTCTATTTTACGATTAACACTTTCTTCAAGTGCCTTAATATATCTTAATCGTTCTTCTCTATCGTGTGCCATTTAATATTCTCCTATATTTTCCCAAGGATACACTAACCAAACATCTTCTTCTGCTTTGTTAATTTCATGACAAGTATAACGCACATCGTCAAAATCACTTGCATCATTGTTTGTTAAGGTAGCAAAACGAACATTATTTTCCCACACAGTATCCCAAGCGTTCTCTTCGTTAGGTAAACAACTGCTCTGCCAGTCTTGTTTAATCCAGTTAAAAGTAGCGCCAGTATCGTTAATATCGTCTACAACCAAAATATTTTTACGCATAGCAGGATCCCAGCGACTTTTATACACTGGTCTATCTTCTTCAGCAACAATGCCAAATGCGTTATCCGCCATCCAACAGTTAGATTCGCTTTCTTCGCCTTCAGCACTGTCACGTAGACTAACTTTAAGTGCTTCGCAACGAATACCAGTCATGTTTGAAATAATAGTAGCAGGAATATTTCCGCCTCTAGTAATACCTACAATATAATCAGGACGCCAGTTATCAATATACATCTGGTTTACAATTTGTACACACATCTTTTCTACGTCTTGCCAACTATAATAATGTTTCTTAATCATGTTTAGCACCCCTTGCTAAGTAATCTTTATTGTGTATCCAAATACCATTCTTTAAAAAACCCCAAGCGCCTGCTTTACGGCCCATAAAGAACAAACTCCAACATGGAATTTCATTGCCGTCTGCATCTTTGTCAAGTTCTAACCAATGTGTATCATTTGCTTTACGGTAACGGAAATGTCCAGGTCCTCTCCAAAAACGCCCGTCTGGAGTATTTTCCCAATAGCCGCCTTTGATAATAAATGTTGCATAACTCCAAGGATGATCATGCAGTACAGGTTCATCACTTACAAGAACCTTGTGTAGTGTTATGTTAAAAGGAAAGTTCTTTCTGTCCTTTAGAAACACATAATATCGTACTAGGTAAGGCACATCGCTATCACGTTCTGTAATAACTCTACGCCTGCCAAGTTTGTCCATTAGTTTAGAAAAGATCATTATCTTGATGGTTCCCTTTATAATCTTGTTCAACCATTTTGTAAACAGTTTTAAAATTTTCCAATGCTTTTTCAAGTGCAGGATAATGTTGACACATATCTTTCACTACACTCATAGCAGGCAAATGATCTATCCATTCAGTACCAAAGCCTGTACTAACAGTTGATCCTGATATAATATTATCAATGTTAATAGTATCATCTAAAGTAAAAGTATAATCACTATCTGTAATTGTTAAGCTATCAGTAGATATTGAGGTAGTTCCTGCCATGTTATCGTCAAATGTAATAGTATACGGATCACTAGATCCTGTAAGTATTACAATGTCATTATCGTCTTTGGATTGTGTCATACAATGCTGCTCCGCTAAAAAACTCTTTGTTTAACTTTGTACGTTGTTTGTCTAAACTTACAAGATAGTCATCATAGTTTTCCATATAATCACATATCTTTGCAACAACTTCGCCTCTGTGTTTTACATATGCAGAGTAGTCTTCAGTCCACTTGCTAGGATATGCAAACTCAGGTAATGCCATTTCACTGTAGCTGAGTCTGTCTGGCACCATAGGAATAGCATCTACTAATGCACCTTCGTACCAACTAATGCCAAGTGTTTCTTGCAAGTTAGCACTAAACACAATCTTTGCTTCACCTAACAAATTATGGTATTCATTTTTAGTAAGTTCACGTTCTTGACATACTACAAATTCATATTGCGGCAAACGTGTTTGAAGATCTCTAAAGATATCAACTTGTTTCTCAGGAGCAACACGATGTGGGAACAAGATCAAGTCTCGCTTTTCCATACCCTTGTAACCATCTAAACTACCTTTTAGATACTCCATAGGCCAACCTACACGATGTACTTTATCATCAAAATCTAATGCTTCTTGTGTTGTCCAGTGATCATTATTTTCTTTTTCTAAAATAGTGTCTGTAAACATATCAATGTGAAAGTCTGTAGCATAATAGTTATCATCAAAGCATTCATACATGCTACGTTCAGCATGTCTTACCCAAGGTTTATCGCCTATTAGCCTACCAAGGAAATCATGAGGATCATAACTACCAGCATGCCAAAGACCGCCGACTCTAATGTCGACCCCAAGGAGTTCAGCCATGTAACGCAACTGGATAACAGTTGGGTTCCACGCATCCGTATATAAGAAATAATCTCCATCATTAACTTCTCCCTTACAGAACATTTCACCAATTTGTTCTAATTGTTTTGATTTATAAACGTTAGTGCCACCAAAGTTTAAGAAAGCCCCAGGCGTTGTAGCCTGAGGTGTTTCTCCGCCGCTGATAACAACAACATTTTCATTTGTAGCACGTTGAAGTTGCCGAGGCAAATAATCCTTCCACTGTTTAGTGTATCGAGTATCTACAGCTTCAATGTCTACAATATGAATTGTCATTAGGTTCTCCTGTTGCGATTTTGATTACGTGCTTTAGCTCGCAACCAACCTTGGTACTTTTGATAGGCAATCCAGTTAGGATCATCTTTTTTATAAAGTGCTGCCTCGTTGAACACTTTCCCTTCGGAACGGCAATAGTTACGATATGTATCCAAGTCATTAAAGATCTTGTTTACAGTTGGGTTTTTAATAGTCATTGGATTGATTCCTCTTATTATGACTTAGGGTAAAAAATAGAACAGCCGTTTTCATTGTCTTCAGCGACACTAATCTCTACAAACCGGCCTGGATATTTGCGAGATATTTCTAAGTACAAGTCATCTGCAATCATTTCACATGACTTATGATTTAGTTGTAGTACTGCTGTAGAACTATCTACTTCAGCGTACAACCGTTCCATCCAGCGTTTAAACTGGATAAACTCAATATCGCGATCGTT